CCATCAAGTACGTATTACACGCGCGGCATGCGAGCATTCGGACACATTTTCCACAAGACGTCGGACCTGGACAGCATCGGTGATCATGGTCAGTGTCCGGCATTCGTGTCGGCTGCCGACCACATGGGCACTTCCTACCTTGGTACTCCCACAGAGCTGTTTGCTCAGCTCGTGTCAACCCATAAACCCTAGTCACGTACGCAGTGTGAGAACCGACTTTCTTAGCTCGTTTACGCTCTAACTCGTGCGTCTTACACCGTTTCGATCTCGGACCGCCGTACGGCGCTGGCCGCGGCTTCTTAGGCTGCTGATCTACCGGCAGTGCGGCACAGTTAATGCAGAGGTGGACTGGCATCAGCGATCATCTTCTCGATCAGTTTCGCCGCGGCTAGGCTCCCTCGCTCATGGTCGGTAGCTAGCTCGGCTTCCTTGACGCACCCTCTCGATCGGTACTCGGTAGCGCTCGCCCGGTAGATCGTCGCCCGGCGACGCAGGTATCCGATCGCTGCGGTCACTGCTTCCGCGGTCTCTGGATTTACTATCATCACCACTGCTTTAGTAATCACGCAACCTCCTCAAGCCACGGCCAGCGGATCGCGTCAGCTAGTGATGCGTCCTGCACTTCAGCCAGCACAGTCTCGACATACCGCTGATGGCAACCTTCACAGACAGTCGAGTCATCTTCTTTACAGGTACAAGGCATCACAGTCTCCGAGAGATACGAGTATGGAAAGGGCCAGGCACGCTAACCCAAACACGTGAGAAAAACGACCGGTGACTATTGCGTCGGTAATGATGGCTACTGAACAACAAATGAATAGCAAGATAGATCACAAGCAAGAAAACGAAAGTATGCACAAGAACTCCTTATGAGTGCCAGCCTGAGCGCAGCGAAAGGCAGTACGCTCAGGCCAGCAAAACTTACTCGTCGCTTAGTCGAACGGACTAGCAGCAATCTTCGGCCGCGCAAGCTGCTTCTTACCCAACTCCGTTAGCTCGTCGGTCCACACAGCCTTGTACTTGCTGTGAATTCGCTTGAGAGCCTCAACATCAGTAGCGTCAGTGATCTCCAGTCGGGCTGCTGCCCGCAGCGTCTCATCAGGGTTCGCTACTGGCTGATCGAACGGACTAGGCTCGCTGCTGCCATTACTTACCTCTTCAGTAAACACCGCAGAGCCAGGAGGGGTGTACTTCGCGTCCCAAAGGTTGCGGTCCTTGCCACCAGCACCAGGAGCAGTCCCTAGTTTGGCCTGGTACAGCTCGCCACCTACCTGAGGATTCTTCGGCGTACCCGCATCTTCCAGAGCCTTGATGAACGACCCGTAGTCGGTATCAAACGCCGGCACCCGAGTGTTACCTTCAACCCTACTCAGCGACTTTTTCTCAAGATAGAAGCAACGCACACCAGCGTCAGCAGGATTGTCTTGATCTTTCATGTTCGTCTGTACGTGGATGATGATCTGCGGAATCGGGTCACCAGGGATATCGATACCGTTAGCATCTTTACCCGGTGACGGCCACCGCTTGACCTCTAGCGGTGAGCTGGTGTCAGCTCGGAACTTGTTGGCATACAGATCACCGTCGAGACCTTCGATCTTGATGATCTTCCCACCCAGAAACGTGTTCAGCGGAGACCGCTTATTGAACACTGCGGGCGGGCGTACGGTACCGAAAAACCCATTATCTGCCATAACCGGCGCTCCCTTGGGCGTGACTGATGTTGTTGTACGCTGGCAGGCGCAATTTAAGCGTGGTGTCGTTTAAGACCTAGATGCGACTCTGACCCCTGCCAACAACATGAACACTACCACATCCTACCACATCCTGCAACACCCTAATTTCCACAGTTGATCACAGGTATCCCAGCAATTTTTGCTAACTTCATACACCCTCGCGTGCCGCGTGACTCACCCAACGGAAACGCCAGACACACATCAGCACCAAGAGACACCATATGTGCGTTACGCCGATGGCCGGCAGACTTGCCATAAAGATCCCATTCAGCTGGATGTCTCTCTACAATCCATCCTCTCTCTCGCGCTACTGCGTCAGCCCACGAATCAGCACCGCGCGCATCACCATGAACCACAATCACATCATCAATCAAGCCGCAGTAGCTACTCAATGCTTGAGCTACTGCAGCTCGATCAGTCCAGTTTCGTGAGCCAGTAACCAAGACCCTCAAGCAAAAGGGCTATCAGCACCTACCGGACGTATGTTATCAATCACCCGCATACGGCCTAGCCCTGCCTTCGTTAGCTCGTCCGTCCACCGCTCCGGGTACTGGCCAGCTTCAGTAGCCTCAGACCAGATCCGCTGCAGATCCTGCTTGCTCTCCGCTAACTCAATAGCATTGAAGATCGCTACAGTTGGATCTCTCACGATCTCTTGTTGCTCTTCATCACTACCAGGCTCAGGCTCTTCTACAAATCCAGCAGCTTTCAGCACAGTCATTGACGCTTCACGTTGCTCAGCAGCCATCTGATCAGCGACTGCAGCTAACGGTGATACGCTCTGAGCATTACGAGCCGCAATGTACTCTCGCGCCAACCATGCACGATGATGCGCTACGTCAGTGATCCCGACTGACAGACACAGTTGCTGCAGCTCTGGCTTCGTCTTGTGTGTCGACAGCCACGTCTCAGACAGCTCCATTGCCTCAGCCGTGGGATCGATCGCCGGCTCGCCATTAGCAAGTCTCGGCACTGTCTCGATAACCACGCTATCATCCGAGCTACTGTCATCTCGTAACGCTTCAGTCGCCACACTATCAGTCGTAAGATGTCCGTTATCACTGGGTACCTCATTACCGTAATAAACATCACGCAAAGCTTGCGAACCTTCAGCAGTAACAGGCTTCGGCGTCCACGAACCTAATGACACCAGCGGAGCGATGAGGCAGTCCATCTTGCGCCACTCCCGGACTTCACGAGCGAGCCGAGCGCCCCACCAGCCGATGTCGATCGGTACCCGATACGCCTTGCACTCGTGCGTGATCTTGTCGAAGTGCAACATGATGGCGATGTCTTTGCGGACGTCCGGCATCGGCTCGATGGTAAACGTCGCCGAATCGAACAGCTCGCCGGCATAAGCGTAGATAGCCATCTGGATGGTCTTGGCCTTTGGGTAGCTCAACGGGTCTTTCTCAGACTTGTCATCGATGATGACGAACTGACCTTCGTAGAGTCCGATCCGATCCAGCTTGCCTGAGACCTTGAACATCAGACAACGCACCGCACGCTCGATGTACTCCGGCAAGATCTGGATGCCGTGTCGCTCAAGCTCAGTTTGCCGATTGCGGATACCCGCATGAAAGAACTCAGGCAATGCCTCGATCGACTCACCGCGGTCCACCCGCTCGAACGCCATGTGCCACGCGGTGCCCTCGTTCGCACCGGCTTCCGTCGCCGCGGCGGCCAGCGCATCCTTGACAACTTTGCGCAGCGTTTCCTTGTCATCCGGTTTCGCTGCACCCGCCAGCTTCGCCAAGTCAGGTCGTATCCCGACGCCATGCACAGCCTGGCGTAGCTGCCACTGGGTGATGGCGTATGGGTTGTCCAGCTCTTTAGCCAGCGTAGTGGCGCCGTTCCAGGTCACCGGCTTGCCGTCTGCACCGGGCAGGGTGTACCGATTGCCGTCCTGCGTCGGCAGCTCAGGCCCCTCGAAACCTGGGTGCGCGCTGACATGCGCTTGCATCAGCATCTCGCCGTGACTCACTGGCGGACTGGTCACCTCAGGTGCTTCTTGATCAAAGATACTCACGTTGTTACCTCCATAGTCGTAATTATCTCTGCTATACGAGCTGCCGCTTCTTCATCTTCAGGCCAGGTATCTGCGTCCATTCTATTAAGAAGATACCGACGAGCATCACTTAACGACTTCTTAACTTTATCTTGATCGATCACTATGAACCTCCATTGATGTTCGAGAGAATCTGCGTAGCGCGATGAACATTGATGGCATCGCTTACTTGTGCTTTATTCATCCCTTCTATGTCGACTCCCATCCCTTGTGCCATCTGTAGTTGACCTGCTGACGGACGCTGGTTACCTTGGCGCCAGCTCGACTTACGACCGGCAATGCTGGCATCCTCCTCCAGTGCGATCTCCGATCCGTACTCCAGTGCCTCAGCAGACGTCAGACCTTTGATCAACCAACATCCTCCCTGGATGCTCTTGGAGCTGCAGCGACCGACTGCCCAATCGCCATCAAGCTGGGCGACGAAATACAAGTGATCTCTGGTGTTCACGAACGGCACGCCGTGTTTCGTCGTCAACCAGCGCGCTTCCGTACCGGCGAACAGATCGACCGTGTGCACACCGTTGATCTTCTTGACCATCCGTGGATCAGGTGTGCTCTCTTTCGGCTCAAGCTCACTCTGGCTGTCGGTGTCGTCGGATACGACACGCTCAGGAGTCTCCGACAGATCGATGATCGATCGCATGTCGGCGTTATCGAGCACCCCCACGAAGTCGAGGATCGTGGCGAACTGCTTACCAGGCCACGGGCGCAAGATCCTCCCGATTTGCTGCGTGATCAAGCCAGGATGCTTACTGGGTCGCAACATCAGCGCGACGTCGCACTTCGGTGAATCCCAGCCCTCCGCAAGCGCTGTGCATGTGATCAGAACTTGAACAGCGCCGTTGTCGAACGCACTGAAGTTATACCGACGCTCAGTGATGCTGGTGCCAGCGAAGATCTCAGCCACCCGTACACTGGACTCCCGCAGCGCAGCACCGAAATAACGCGCTGACTCCTGCGTCGGAGCAAACAACACCGCACTACGACCAGGCGTGAGGTTCGCATAGCCCTTGATGACAGTCTCTTTCAGATCCTCAACCATCACCAGCTCAGCAAGATCTTTCTCCATGTAGTCGCCATCGATACCAGTTCGTACGCTCGACATGTCGAGATCACCACCAAGTTGAACAGCTCTAGGTTCAACCAAGAAACCTTGCCGCACTGCCCACGCTAACGACTTCTTATAGCTGATCTTCTCCCATACATCCCCTAACCCGCGAGTATCACTACGAACCCAAGTAGCAGTGAAGCCGGCTAAATATCCGCGGCCACCCTGCACTGCATTGACATGATCAAAGTATCGCAAGTAGGTATCAGAAAGACTGACGTGTGCCTCATCTACGATCGTCAGATTCGGTGGCAACAGTTGAGCTAGTCGAACTTCCGATCGCAATGTGTGGATACTCGCTACGATCACTGGCGCGGTGATCTCATTCTTCGCGGCTTTGACTATACCGATAGCTCGCTCAGGAATGAATGCGGCAAGACGACGCTTCGTCTGATCCACTAAAGTATCCCGATGTACCAGCAACACCACTCGTCGTCCTTTGTTGAATACATCAGCCGCCATACTGGCCATCACATGCGTCTTACCCGTGCCAGTCGGAAGGCTGACACCTACTCGACGCAGGCCGGCAGCGTAGTCAGCTTTGACAGCTTCTTTAGCTGCTAGTTGGTAATCACGTAATTGAGTCATCGCTGATTGATCTCAAAAGAGCAGTCGCACATCATGCAAACGAATACAAAATCTTCAGGTAAACGACGATGACGCGCAAACGCATGCTCACAGATTGGGCATACTTCATCATCCATTACAACGTCATTCCTTTCAGCAACAAACGATAGATCTCAGAAGTATGCAAATAACCCGTTGGATATTCATTATCCTCACGCTCGCATTGCTCAAGCAATTGCTTGAGTGCAGCTTGTACTTCCTTATGCGTTGCAGCATAAACTCGGCCCATTACTTCTTGGCTGGTCACGATGCTACTCCTTTCACACTTCGCAGGAAGTCAGCACACTGCCGGCACACTCGATAGCGACCAACCTGCTCTTTAGCGATCTCACCGCAGGACTGTCGGTCGTCCTCGCCGTTGTCGTAGGACAGATCACAGAGCTGGCCATCGTTAACGATCGTCCAATTAGTCACTTCTGCTCCTGAGCTTCTGAATAATCAGCAGCAGCGAGTAAAGCTTGCGCTAACGCTCTAGCTGCTTCAGGCGTGTAGATGCAATCTTCCCACATTCTGATTCCGTTATCTTGAGTAGATACGTACACATCAAACGTATACTCGTCTGACTCATATTTCCAACGTCCGTCACTCATCGAATTGCCTCTCCGTAAGCTGCCAGCACGATAGCAACGACGACTGCGCCAGTCAGCCAAGAGGTTGCGGCGAGATCGGCTATGTCGCGTAAGAACGCCAGCGCACCGAACAGCAGGTGCTGCATTTCTTGGTTTGCCACGACAAGAGCGTACCATGACAGGACAGTCTGTGGCAACCTGTGGCAGGGTGTGGTAGGCTCCAGAGCATGGACAACCCACTAGAGATCCCTGACGCTGCCTACGCGGCTGGCTGGCATGCCTGCACTACTGGATCTGATAGAGACGAGCTATTGGTCACTAGAGTTGTTAACGCTGCTGCGCCACTGATCGTGGCTGCCGCTTACCGATCCCGTGCACGAGAGTGCAATTGCATGCATGATGCTGAGCTTCTTAACTGCGCTGCTGATAAACTAGACCACCGTGAGGACACACCAAACCAACCTCGGTTGCCTAACGTACTTCGTGTCAATACCAGTTCTGTGCACAAAGGTGGAAAAGAACTAGAATACTGGCCGGCGTGTCGTGATCCATATCAATCAAAACCAAAACAGTACATTGCTACAAAATATCCTGTGACTTGCCCTCGCTGCCTCAAATTGCCATGAAATACGTAGACCTCGAAGTCGGACCAGGTTGGGTGGTGAGCACCCGATCTGATGCTGCACAGCTCTGGTCCTGGCTGCAAGAGCGCCGCGGCGAAGTGCTCAGCATCGACTACGAAAGCAACGCCGTCGACCAGTTTGATCCTGCTTACCGAGCGCGGCTGTGTCAGATCTCTGACGGTCGCGAGGCATGGATCATGCAGTTGGAGCGGCCAGGCATACTGGACGCGATGCGCACCTGTGTGCGCAGCCACGACTACTGGGTAGCGCACTATGCAGAGAGCGATATTCGATTCGGTGAACGTGCTGCACCCGGCACCTTCCGACTCGATCAGATCACTCCACACTGCACCGACACACAGCCGGTACTGGCCTACTATGACCCGCGCACGGTCACCTCACGAGAGAAGATCGACCCGCGTATCAGTCGCGACCGAAGCTTGAAAGAAACCTCAGAACGTGAGTTACCAGAGGGCAAGATCCTCATCGAAGCTGAGACCGCGATGCACGCTCGCATGGCTGAGCTGCTGAAAGACGCACCACCAGACCCTGCTGCGGTCGCCAGAGTCGAACACTACACACCGGTCATCGGATACTTCGGTCTTTCCCACACGCCTACCAGCGCGAAGCGTGCGCTAGCACATCTCGGCATCGTCAGTCCTCGCAAGACACCGAAAGGCAATGACAGCTGGACGACTGCTGCTCTGGAAGAGGTGCGACCTGGTCTGACCGGCGAATCAGCAGAAGTAGTCGACGCGCTGCTCGCCCTACGAGCTGTCAAGCAACGGCCGGACAAGGAAGGCTGGGGCTGGGCCAACATCCCCGACGATGACGAGACCTACCTGCGTTACGCAGGCCTGGACCCGCTGATGACGGTGCGGCTGTGGCACCTCATGGTCAAAGAGATCAAAGCTCGTGGACAGTGGCCAGCAGTGCGACAAGCTCTGAAGCTGCAGTGGCATATCGACCTGATGACCCTACGCGGCAAGCTGGTGGACGGTCCGTACGCGCGCTGGCTGGACGACCTCTACGCAGAAGTGATCTCTACCCACGCCGACGAGCTGGAACGCCGGGGTATCAACCGTACCGCCAGTGGTGCCTCGATCGGCAAGACTTTCACCGCACTAGGTGTGCACAGCCCGAAGCAGACCAAGAGCGGCGACAAAGAGTGCTGGGACAAGGATGTCTTAGCGGGACTGGTCAAAGATCCGGCAACACCTCCTGCCGCGGTCGAGCTAGCCCAGACGATCAAAGCCGTCCGTGGCGCCACCAAGTTCCGCGCCGCCTACGTCAAACCCATGCTCGACGGACTGGCGCGTGACGGCAAGGTACACTGCGGAATGCGCGCTATCGGCACCATCACCGGACGCCAGAGTGCACAACGTCCCGCGCTGCAGCAGCTCCCGAAGCGCAGTGACAAGCGGATACGGCCAGCATTCCGCGCTGCTGACGGTGAGGTTTACATCACCTGCGACGTCGCCCAAGGTGAGCCACGAATGATGGCCGCTCGCTCAGGAGACCGCAAGTTACGTCACGACCTGCTTGCCGGTGATTTCTACAGTGCACTCGCTGTGCTTGCCTACGGCGATGCTTACAAGGGAGTGAAAGAAGGCAAGACAGCGGGAACCGACAGCTTCATGATGCGCGATGGTTCCAAGATGGGTTTCCTGCTTCGTTGTTACGGTGGTGGCAATGAGAAACTAGCCGCCAAGCTGGGCGGCGACATGAAATTCGCCAAAGAAACCCGTGCTCGCTGGGATGCCGAGTATCATGTCCTCGCTGAATATGAACGTAAGCTCAACTGGCAACCGCATGTCGTCCTCGACTCGGGACGCATCTGCCCACTGTGGGATCGTTATTTTGTCACAGAAGACGGACAAGTCCTGCTCAAGCACGACAAGCCGAGCCGCAACGCGTTGAACTATGACACTCAAGGCTCACTCGCTGACATGGTGAACAATGCTGTCGAGCAGGTCATCGACTGGGGATATTCCTGGGCATTGCGGATGCTCGTACACGATGAACTAGTAGGCTGTGCACCGATAGACCGTGCCGACGAGCTGAAAGAAGTGTTCGAGAAAGCAATGACCACTGTCTACCGCGACATGCCATTCGAGTGTGAAGCCACTATCGAAGGCAGAACATGGATGCCTCAAGAAAACACTGGATTCGACTTTGCTGAGATCGAGGAGCTAGTTGATGTCGACTGACACTGTTTACGTATTCGAGACATTTGATTGGCATACAAGAGCTGTTATGTTTCAACACATCAAAGGACCGCAGAATTTAGCTAAAATCAAAGCCAGAGAACATCACGCAAGCACGCACGATGTTCCTGCGAGCAAAGTATACGTAACTTTCATTGAAGCAATAGCATGATCAAATTTACTTTAGCAGCATTGTTAATTGCCAGTTCGTGTGGCGCTCCTGTCTCACTGTCGATCACGCAACCGCATCTCACCGGTATTCAGATCGTCGCACCCAGTAGCCATGTGACCGGCACTTACCGGGCTGTCTGTCGCCGGTCAGCCGGCGATGACGTGCGCTTGCCAGTGGCCTCCTGCACTCCTGGTGCGATCCGTGGAGACATGCTCAACCCCACCAATGCGACACTGGCGGCCACAGTCTGCCATCCTGGCTGGACGGCTACCGTACGACCGCCAACCAGTGAAACCGACCGTACCAAGACAGCAGCGATGAAAGCTTATGGCGAGCCGACTAGTTTTAGACCTACTGTCGAACTCGACCATCTCATCCCACTTGAGCTTGGTGGAGCTAACTCAGTAGAAAATTTGTGGCCAGAGATCAGTGACGAGCCAGGCCAGGGTTTCCATAACTCGAAAGACCAAGTAGAGAATGATCTGCGTTCAGCTGTCTGCGCTCACCATATCGCCATCGCAGACGCGCAGAACGCGATAGCAACGAACTGGACCACCGCAGAGAGCAAGCTCGGGCTGACCCGCTAGGATACCGCGATGACCAGACGAGCGCACCTTGTCGGCAGCTGTCCGGCACCGGACACTCGCTCGGCTATGACACTGATGCATGCCACCCTCGGTCCTTGGTTGAAGACCCTGCCGACCGGTGAGGTAGGCGACCTGGAGTGGGCCGGTGACATCGTACCGCGGCGAGCATCGAAGCCTGAGCTGTTGGTACTCAAGCCGATGAACTACACCACCGTGCCGATGAAGCCTTACCACGCTGCCATCACCATAACTCGTCCTGGTCATGAGATCACCACAGAAACACTGAAACTCGACTATGCGATCAAAGCTCTCGACGCACTGCCGATATTCGATGAGCTGGCCACAGCAGGTCAGCGCCTGCAGGTCGGCATCCCAGGACCGTTCGACCTTGCTGCGTTCACCTTCGGACCGTTCGCCGGCCAGCACTACAAGACGGAATGTGCCGCGGCGATAGTCGAGATCGAGAAGCTGTGCGAACTAGCGGGTAACCGTATCACGTTCCAGCTGGAAGTACCGCTGGAGACCTACTTAACAGCGTGTACTCCCCGACGCTTACAGCACAGAATAGCAGGTCGGATCGCACGCGCTATCCGTGACTTCATTCTGGCATGTCCAATAGGTAGCTTGTGGGTCGTCCACTGGTGCTACGGCGACCCGCACGGCCAGCCATTGATCACACCTAAGTCTGTTAATCCACTGATCGAGCTGACCAGCGCACTGGTAGCGCACTGGCCGCGTAACCATGAGCTGGACGCCGTTCACTTTCCGTTCGCCAGCGGCACACATGCGGCACCGAATGACGCTGACTACTACTGGCTGCTGAAACACATGTGGCTACCCGAGACCGTGACACCGATAGCCGGCATCGTCACCGAACACGGCAGCGTAGAAGACAGCGCCCGGATACTGAAGATCCTGGGGCCGCGCTGGGGAGTGTCAACACCATGCGGATTAGGTCGTAGACCTAACGCAGTAGTACCAATCTTAGAAAAACTAGCTGTATTAGCTCAAACTTAATTTTTGCTCACAACGTGAACATCTCTTACCTGTGCTGATATCTTGTTCTGGTTTCCAATCTTGATTAAGAGACATTGTAACACCACAAGCAGACTGACATCTAATTTCACCAAACCACGTTGACTGAGAATCAGTTAGCATAAAATGATCGCTCACCCACCATTTACGTTGATACCAGCGACCTTTCATGTTAACTCCTCTAGAAAAACGGAAGTGCCTGGAGTTGAGCTGGCATCAAGTAAGCTCACATACCAGGCACTTCCGCCCATCGGCTAAAACCAGCCGATGACCTTGCTGTCGCCATGCTGTCAGGCCCTACCGAAATGCGTTCGATAGTTGAAGCGACAACCACTCGTGAGCATCAGCAACCTAAGACACTCATCTCTATCCGCATCCAACCAGCCGATGCACTATCTCGGGCTCTTACCTAGCTGTCAAACCAATGCTCACGAGGTCCCGGCATCTGACCGGCACGCAGCCAAGGTTAGCGCAGACTGAACTTGCTTGCAAGCAAGCGTGCTAGGCTCGCCTGATGACAGAACCTCGGCACACCGTCACCTGGCGTACGCCAGCGTGGCGATATGATCAAGTAGCGCAGTATGCCCTCAGCACTGGACTGTCGCTCAACGACGCTGTCAGCGCGATGGTTGATGACTTCCTAAGTCGCCAGCGTCTACTTGCTGACGAAGCTTGTGTGCCAGTGCCGCGGTCGCAGGACTCGACGTGAGACTCCCTGAGTGGTTGCGATGGTGGCTTGACACGCTCAAGCCCAACGTCCGTTGGGAGTGCAGGTGTGATGAGTGGAGCTTATGCGACTACTGCGACGATCTAATGAGACGTGAGAGTGACTGGTCATGACTAGTTACCACGCGCAGGACTCGACATGAGCACGCCCTACGAGCTGACCGGCAGGCAGCATGCGTGGGTCGTCGGACGTGACCTCGAACGCTGCGAACGTTGGTCTAACTGCCCGATGTGCCTGGCTGAGCTGGGCAACGATCACCACATCCTGTGGCAGGAGGGACGCGACCCGCTGGCCGGCATCGATACCGCACAGCCCTGGAAGCCACTCAAGACATAAGACAAGCCCCCAGGGAGCCGAATCCTGAGGGCCTGCCACCCAACCCGGCCCCGCCGCTGGAACCAGCGTCGAGGCTATCCGCTGCCACACGGAAAGAAACCAATCGATGAGCTGTGATCAGCATAGCACCCACGCCAAAGTAGCCGAGTTCCATCGTGTCTTCGGCCACCCCATCAACCAGCCATGGTCTATCAAGCTCGGCGCCCTCCGTGCCGTCTTGATAGCTGAAGAGTGCCAAGAACTTCGCGAAGCTCTTCTAACCGGCGAGACTACGAATATCGCTCATGAGTTAGCAGACCTTACCTACGTTGTTCTTGGCACGGCTGTCGCCTTGGGTACTGACCCTGGCAAGCCAGCGGAGTACTACACCGGTTTCAGCGACTTGTACAACGCTTGTGTCGGACTAGTAGGACCACTCCTGTTCGGTGATACAGCGGTCGTTGCCGCAAGACTATCTGGAGTGATCCGACGGCTCTACGGCATGGCTGCTTCGCAAAACATCAACTTGGATACTGCAGTTGCTGAAGTCCACCGTGCCAACCTCTCGAAGCTTGATGACGACGGCCATCCCATCTACCGCAGCGACGGCAAGGTGCTGAAGAGCCGTAACTACCGCAAGCCCGACTGCAGCAGCGCTGTCTTAGACGGTGCGACGTGAGTGCCGCTCCCGTGCCTGTGACGCCTGCGCTAGCCGGCGCGCTGCGCATGCTGGAGCACGGTGTCGCGGTGCAGCCCTGCCATGTCGAGATCAGGCAGTCAGACGGTAGGAAGATCCTGAGCAACCTGGTAGAAGACTGGCAGTCTCACGGAGCCACCCGAGACCAGGTGCTGCGGGCGTTCGCCAACTCCGGGGCCAATGCCTATCTCATCGCCTGTGGACCCTCCGGGATCGTCGTAGCCGACCTCGATGTGAAGAACGGCGTGGACGGCATCGCCTCCTGGGAAGGACGTCCCGCGGGCGGTGTGGTGGTCAAGACGGTCTCCGGTGGCCGACACCACTACTACCGCAACGACACAGGCGTGGGCTGTCCCGGCTCCGGACTGGCCGGTGTGGACATCAAAGGCATCGGTGGTGGGGTGTTCGGCCCTGGGTCGCTGGACGGCGCCTACAGCGTCGAGAGCTGGCTACCGCTGACTGATTGGTCCGGGGTTGGACTGGAGTTGGCAGCCAAGCGAGAACGCAAGCCACTGACCTACGAACCAGGCTGGCGACCAAGAGACATCTTCTGCGACTGGTCTCCTAGTGAAGCGCAACGGGTTCTCACCGACTCGCTCGCTGAGATCACCGACCACATCAAGACCAGAGGCTGGAACGACTCAGGATTTCGCAAACTGCTACTGCGCAAGACACGATTCTTCGGTGGGTTCGTCGGCACCGGCTACTTAGACGAGTCCGATGCCTACAACCAGCTGGTTGATGCGATCAGAACGACCGGCCACGAGCCGGACGACGATGACGTAGAGATCATCGAATCCGGGTTGGAGGTCGGCGCGCAGGATCCGGTATGGGTGGCCACCAAAGATCCGGCACCGATCGATGACCTCCCAAAAGATCCACACGTCCGCAGTGAGATGAGTACTGACGACTTCACGTCCATGCTCATCGACGCCGCTGATCTGGACGAGATGCCGGATCCAGCACCGTTGATCGAACACTGGCTCTATCAAGACACCACTGCGCGTCTGGTCGGCCAGCCAGGCAGCTATAAGAGCTTCGTCGCGCTGGACATGGCCTGCTGTGTGGCACTGGGGCGTGAATGGCACGGCTGGCAGACCACACAGACTGTCGTGCTCTATGTGGTCGGTGAAGGGCTCGCCGACTACAAACGACGTGTCAAGGCGTGGTGTGCTGCCAACAACGTCAACCAGGAAGAGCTACGAGGCAAGCTGATGCTGACCCGCGGCACAGTGCAGATCGGCAGTACCGACTGGGCTGGGCTGGCTAGTTGGGTCGCCGATGCCAAATCCGGGTTCGTCGTCATCGACACCCAAGCCAAAGCCACCGCCGGCTATGACGAGAACAGCAACACCGACCAAGCGAAGATCTTCACCTACCTCGATGCACTGCGCCAGTCCTGTGGCGGCACGCTGATGCTGGTGCATCACACCGGCCACGAGAACGGTGACGCCGGCGAGCGTGGCCGTGGGGCCAGCGCCTGGCGGGCCAGCGTGGACACCGAGATGATGCTGACCAAGACCGGCGAGCGAACCGCGTCACTGGTCTGTGACCGGCAGAAGATCGCAGAGTCAGGCCATGCGCTGGCCATCTCCATGACCAGATGTGTGGAGTCGCTGGTCGTTGAAGCGTTGGCCGGACCACGGCCTCGATCGGCACGGTCACAGTGGATCGCCGACCAGATCAAAGCCGGTCTTCGGTTCGGTTCTGCCAACCAGTTGCTCAAAGCCGTGCGCGACGCGGGGCACCGGGCCGGCAACTCGGACAAAGTAACGATCTTCGAGGAGTACCACGGAGCTGTCGCCAAGATCGATGAAGCAACGCAGGAACTAGCCGATCAGGGGCAGTCAGGTTTCTGGCCGTCCATTGCTGAAGAAATTGGTGGAGACCCGTTTTCATGATCGCTAGTTCATTCGAGTGGACTAGTGGTGGTCCGGGGTGGTCCGCGCGCTCCGGACCACTCCCTGAATGGAGTAGTGGTCCGAGGTGGTCCGATGATCATGGACAGTCGCGGACCAGTTGAAAATTTATGAAAATACTGCCTGACCTGCGGAAATAAATTTAAGTTACTCCATTAGGAAATTAGGTGGTCCGGGGTGGTCCGGACGGTCCGGACCACCTTGGGTCTAGGGCTTGGGGTTGACAGGGGAGGTATGATCAGTCCAGAGGCCTACCGGCGGATGATCATCCCGAGCCTACCCCCAGCCCGACCTGGGCAGATAAGCAAAATCAGCAATTATGTCGATCTATCGTTTCAAGATCATCGGACCAGTTGATCGACTCTTTGACAAGATCAACTACTAGGAGAATAAACGATCATGAAACTCAAAACTCACGTTCTTGATCGAGTCATGAGATCGGGGACCATCACTGACAAGACGATGTTCCCGTGCTCGGTTTGCGGCACTGAGGCAGTGTACGTACGTTCTCTTGATCGTCAGGTGCACACGGATGGTTCGGACAACTGGGATTGTTGGATGGCCATCACGTCGGGAGCTGTCAAGGTCGGTTACGTCTACATGCCCAGCCGACCACAGGACTACTAACGTGAGCACTCATGGGCAGAGCACAAGCCGGCGAGACCTGGCCGCTGAACCTCAGTCGGGTCGATGAGCAGCTCGATGCGAATCTCAACGACGCCGCGGTGCGGACCGTGCTGCGCTACGCCAAGCGCGCGGGCATAGCGGTCGATGAGATCGGGGACTGCTGTGCACGGCTCGGACTGGACTTGTCCGCGGCGCTGGAGCGGGCCGCGCAGCCGTGTCCTGGCGCCGTGGAGCGCCTAGAACCCCTTCAGCCATACCCGAGTGACCCTCTGGTGGTCTGAAGGCTCTCAGCGCCGCTGGAGGGCGAGCAAACCCCGTCTCACCCGTCCAGCCCTCGCGACGAGACCCCGTCACTCGGTTAGCCTGAGCCTCGCAGCCGCTTGGTTGCCCCAGCGGACTGCTGATCGCCCCTCGCTCGACGCAACCTCCGGCATCGAGCACAGTCCGGGAGCGCTCGGTTCCCACGGCTTAGGCTGAGCGCTCCCGGCTCCTGGGCTTCGCTCGCTTACTCATGGGTAGCTTTGGTAGTGCAGCCTGTGATAGGATGCTGCTCATGACGAACGAACCTGTAGAGACCAAACCCGTAGATCCTGTCCAGTTGTCCGAATACACCGTGGTGGGACGGAAACGTTATCCGCAGAAACTGACGCGTGAACAGGCCGCTGAGATATTGGATATGTCGGTGTCGGGCATCAGCTACCAGCGTAAAAAGTACGAGAATTACCGTAAGAAGAACAAGAAGAACCCTCCTCCTGGATATGGTCTTCCCGGTTCTTATAATGTGGTCGGCAGAACTCGTATCGATTTGAAAGCTGTGCTGGCGTTCAAAGAAATGACAGAGTCTTACGACAGAGATAAGCGTCCTTGGCAGACTGGCGGCAGTTATGGTTACGCTGGTTAGTCATGAAAGCTGACGATAAATGGTGGCTTAGTAGAACTAATCATACTCTTGCGCATCGAATAATTGATAAGACCGAGTTTACTGTTCGAGGTAAACAATATATGAAAACAGCATGTGGACGGCCATTAGGTGCTGACGGGATCGCTGCTGCGGTGTATCAACCTCGCTGTAAGAGGTGTAGTGATCGTGAAAGCTGACCGAGAGCTTTATGATGCGTTGGTGAGAGCACAGGTCGCCAGGCGACTGGATAATCGTCGGCAGATACCGATCATCGTTCTGCTGTCGTTGGCGACGATCATTTACCTGGCGACTGTGTTCATTCCATGGTCGATGGCTTCATTAGTGTTAGATGGAATTAATCTAGTGATTCTGATGGGAGTGGCCGCACTGATGTATAGGAGTTGGCCGAGATGATCGTCCACAGTGAGTGTGGCCGGCAATGGACCGCTCTAGGTGCGGCTCACTGTAGTGCGTGTCACCGCACATTCAGTGGAGTAGGTCTGTTCGACAAACATCGATACGCATTCGGTGAGCACGGCGCCTGTCTTGATCCAGCGGAGATGATGTATCAAGGCCAACGGGCGGCATACTTCCGAGATGGAATGTGGCGCGGCCCAGTTCTTACTGACGAAGAAAAAGTTAGGCTGTACGGGTAGCAACCTGTGACCATACTGGTGCGTCTAGTCATCGATGGCCGCAGTAGATGATCTGTACGCCGCGGTCGACGCGCTGCTGAACCCGCGCCTGGTCAAAGTTAATGATCAACTCTCAACGACAGTCCCGTCCCGGCTTGACCAGCTGGAGCAGGCCATCGAGCCGTCCAGCGGGGTCACCGGCACCGGCAGCGTCTATCGGGCACCGGCACACCTCGACGTGATGGCACTGCTGGCTGAGATCGATCTGGTGACCTCGGCAGCGCTACGGCAGTCCGGCTACCGCGGCCGGCTGGATCAGACGCGTAGCTGGCGGATCAGGGCCTGGACGGCCTACGGGCCGCGTTGGTCGGTGGGAGCGCCGTACTACCTCGAAGCAGCGATCGAGGATGCTAGGAAGTGGGTCCAGCGTGCGGACGGCATCCTCACGCCAGACCCGCAGACCGTCGAGACACGTGCTCAGCCGTGCCCGAGTTGCTCACAGCGAACCGCGATGGTCTGGGATCCGACGATGGGCGAGCGGGTCCAGCGTAGTGCCCTCTACCTGGACAAATCCCAGATGACGGTCTACTGCAGGCGCTGCCCCGCCGCGTGGGGCGCGAGTCTGTGGCCGCTGCTGTGCAAGATCCTCGAAGGATCATCGGCCAAACTTGAAGGTCCACAGTGACAAAGTTGTTAGCGATCCGTTACGGTACGGGTTCGCACTACCCGTGTCTCCGCACTCAGGACGTGAAACAACCCTCGATCTAGAATCAAATCGAGGGTTGCTGTGGTTTATTTCATGTCAGACGGATAGTCTGCTCTTTCCTGATCGACGTATTCGGTAAATGATATGTGATGCTTTCGTAGACTGTCGTCAGCTTCTGATCCGGCTTCTGCGAATGACACTTCTTGGGCTTCAATGTCACAGACAATGATCGGATAGCTATTGTCTCCGATGCGGAGTGATAAACCGCCACCTGTGGTCTCGTTGTGAATGTCAGAGAATACTTGAGATGCAATGATGCGTCCAAGGTATTCAGGGTCGTTCCAATGTGATTTTCCAAAGACAAGAGCTTCGCGTAGTGCTTCAGGCCAGCGATAGCCAGACCAGTGAGTGTAGAGATAGATGCCTGCTGGCTTCTCATCGTTGCTTGGCGTCTGAAGGTAGATGTTGGCACGATCACCCATGGTGCTGACTCCTCGGTTTGTTTTCTTTGTTATCTGAAGCTTACCACACTCTACTTGATACTGCACTGTCATCACTCTAATGGGCTACTGATCTGGGGAGATCTCTGTGTTTCGTAATGTTCTGATTGCTTTGTTCAGCATTGTCTCGCTACTGCTATTTGCGCCTAGCGCTTCGGCGGCTACGTCGACGTTTCGTGATGTAGCGACCCTGCACTGCCTGGACTCGAACACGTCAGGCAATGTGTACGCGATCGGCTGCAACGGCGGCAATTTCCAGAACTGGATTAGCTCTGGTACGACCACTACAGTGCGGGATGTCTCCACACTGTTCTGCCTCGACTCGAACACCAATGGCAACGTCTACACACTGCCCTGTAATGGCGGCAACTTTCAGAAGTGGCGAGTAGAGCGTTCTGCACATCGTGTAGTGGATGTGGCTACTGGTCGTTGTCTTGACTCGAACACGGCTAACAGCGTCTATACTCTTCCTTGCAATGGTGGTAACTTCCAGAACTGGTACCACAACTAGACTTTCAGTTACTTATTGTGCCACGCCATGTGTGCGTCACCGAAGTTCTGAGCATTTTTCCATTGATAGAATTTTACTGGTTTACGTCCTGCTGGACATGAGCAGGAGACGTAGTATTTATCACCGATATGTTCGATGAGTAGCTCGTGAATTACTTCTGAGTTGTTGTGCACGTTCATGATCCTTTCTATCAACGAGGATACTTCAAGCGCCAGCATACTGAGCAGTCTGCGACTGTGCGGTATTGGTGAAATTTGTTGTGCCAGAGTTTGCGTGTGGTGATGAACCACATGAGTAGGCATAACGCTATCAAGGAGCCGAATAATATCACCCATGACGAAGGTCGATCCATCCACAGTGAGAACGCATGCCAGACTGTGATTAACCAGTGATCCATGAAGTCTTGCATTCCTGAAGTCTACTACACTCTCCACCACACTGCACTGTCAATATCCTCGACTGAACAGCCAGTCGCGTACGCGCTGCACGATGCGTGGTCGTACTGCGGTAGTACGACGTCTGCGTGGCCTGATCTCGGAGTCGTCGTAGAGTGCGCTGGGAACCATGTTGACCAGTGTGACGAGCTTCTGTCCTCGCGATGACTTCGCGGCTAGACCCAGCCGCTCGTTTACTCCGACCACGTCGAGCACCAGGCAGTCGGTCTTACCGTCAGCCAGCCTCAGGCCACGTCCCATCATTTGCTGATACAAGCCAGGCAGAGCGGTGGGTCGAGCCATCAGCACACAGGACACGGGCGGGCAATCCCATGCTTCGGTCGTGACCATCACGGATACCAGCACGCGGGTATGACCGGCTGCTAGGCGAGCGTAGACGGCTTTGCGGTCATCACGTGGCGTCGATCCGATAACAACCTCAGCAGGCACTCCCTGAGCCAGGAAGCCATTGCGCAGGGCGCAAGCGCTGGCGATGGTAGGGGTAAAGGCGACGGTGATCCGGTCGCCTGCGTTGTTCTGCCAGGCTTTGACGATGGCCTCGCTGCCAGCGTCGATGACCGGTCCGAGTTCCGAGTCTGCGTAGTCACCGTGGCGCACGGTCATCTCAGCGAGATCGAGGTTGCGTAGCAGGACTGCCTTGCCACGGGGCGGTACCAGCCAGCGGTGACGCACCGCCCAGTCGATACCCTTGGAGTCGGCTACGGATTGGAACAGCTCACCGAAGCCACGGCCGTCACCACGAACCAGCGTCGCGGTCACACCAAGTGTGCGGGTGGTCTCGAAGCTGCCGGCCCAACCTAAGATCTTGATATAGCTCGCTGCCATGCCGTGGTGTGCTTCGTCGATGATCACCATCGTTGGCTTGTGTAGCTGAGCCATCCGATTGTCGTGGCACAAGGTCTGCACTGAGGCGACGATGATCCGGTGATCGACCTCGTTACGTTCTGCCTGGACACGACCGACTGAGATAGTCGGGTCAGTCTCTTGGCAGCAGTCGGTCATCTGATCCAGTGGTTCACTGCGGTGGGCCAGGAGTAACACTCGCCCACCAGCGGTGGCTTCGTCTGTGGCCAGCTTCGCGATGATCGAAGTCTTGCCAAGTCCAGTTGCATGAACGATGACGGTGCGGACAATCCCGCGTGACCACTCGGTACGGATCTTGTTTACTGCTGATTCTTGGTAGTCTCGCAGCTGGCGCATATCTGAAGTCTACTACATACTACTCGATACTGCACTACCAATTATGTCCTTAGTAAAATCTTAAGTTGATCTTAGATCCTGGCGGCTTGTAGATCTTTATGCAATCGCGTGAAAGCTTACGCAGACAACCCCCAACCTAGGTTCAGGCCAGGGACTCTAAGGCATCGAGTGGGTACCATTCGGTGAATTGTTTGCCGTCGAAGATCACATCTGCGCCGGCTTGCTTCCACTTTGTTTTGAGTTTGATAATGCGGCCAGTGCGCCCGTAGGCGCACACCCGATCCCCCGGTTTCACCGGGGGATCTACTACTTCACTCACCAGCTCAGCGAGACTGTGGTAGCTGACAGATCTTTGATCTCTGCAATGTCGAAGACATCTGCAGTACTGTCTAGGCCATCTAGTGCAGCACTGGCTAGGTAAGAAAACCGAGCATCGGTGATTGATGCGATGACGGTGGTTTCATCTTTGGCCCAGAAACTGATCGTGCGAAGTGCGATGATCATGTCATTGGCGCACATCGGGACATCGAAGTCGTTTTCAAGAGTTTCGATCCTGCGAGCAACGTTGCGTTTTGCTTCGGTGATGACATCTGCAGTGCGGATTTCGCCTTTGTCATACTCTTCTGCTGAGTAACCGAAGTCGAAGTCTTCGACGCTTCCGATGTTTGCGTTTTCGCTCATAGTCTTAGTGTAGCACACTTTACCTCATACTGCACTATCACCACTCGAATGGAGTACTGTTGTCTGATCAATGGCAGCTGGCGGCCTGTAGATCTTTATGCTATGTGGGTGAACGTTCAACCACAGCTGTATGGCGTAAGATCTTTATGCTATCTCGTGATCACGCAAACAACCCCCAACCTAGGATCAGGTCAGGGGGCTGTAGTAAAAATTAGTGGTCGTCTCTGATGTGACAGTCGATGGAGTAGCCAGCGGCGAAACGTCGGGTGCAGTTGACTTCTGGGCATTCGTAACGAAGTTGCGGATTGATGAGTTCGAGAGCGGTGACAGTGTATCGGGAGTCTTTGGTGTCGTACTCTTCTGCTGAGTAACCGAAGTCGAAGTCTTCGACGCTTCCGGTGGTGAAGTTCTCGCTCATTTTGATCTCCTTGGCTTCGGTGTTAACACTAGTCTATCACACTCTACCTCATACTACACTGTCAACTTCCGATGTCACCTGAATGGAGTACTGTTGTCTGATCAGTGGCAAGTGCTCTACGGCGACACAGCTGGTACGTGGCTGGTGCTGCGAGGCTCGTACGGTCGTGTGCCGCCAGGTGAGATCGCTGGTTTGTCACTGCTAGGAGAGACTGGCGATCTCATCCGTGACGTGCTGGCAGTTCGCATGCGCTCGATAGGTGGTTCAGCAGGTCTGGCTAGCTACGTGCGCCGTACGTTCGCTGCTGAGCTTGGCGTCGGTGAGGCTAAGCTGTCTGAGTACGTCGATGATCGGACAGTGCCGTCACTGTCGTCCACGGGCTGGTCGAAGCTGGCGAAAGCTTACTGCTTCATCTATGCTTCAGTGATTTAATTTTCATCGTTCTCAGTGAGCTCATACCAGCAATTGTCGTGAACCCTTATCGTATATTTACCATTTTCATCAACACTGAGTCGGGAGTAGTCACGCGTCTCAAATCGCTTCCATGCAAACTCAGGATCGCATTCAGTAGCGATGAAGCTGTTGCCTAGATTATATGCATTACACTGAAGATTCTTGGCTCTTACTTCAGCGATCTTGCGGGTGGCGTTGCGTCCGATTGTTTTTCTCATAGTCTTAGTATAGCACACTTTACCTCATACTGCACTGCTAACTAGCAGTTCACTCGAATGGAGCATCGGGTGGTCAAGACTGGGCCTGGTCGCACTACGGGTACGTGGCAGCGGCTAAAGGCGGAGACGCTGGCCTGGTCTGCGATGCACCGTAGGCCGTGCTACCTGTGCCGGCGACCGATCGACTACGCGCTTACTCAGGTAGCACCTAACCATGGCCGTGCGGCCACGGTGCACCACATCGTAGGTCTAGAGCAGGGTGGTGCGCCGGAGGATCCGGCGAACCTGACAGTGGCGCACCGCGGGTGCAACACGCGGCATTCCAACCTGCTGCGCGGGCTGGCCAGCGCACGCCGCAAGTCGCTAGCACAGCTAGCGACTGGCAGCCGTAGATGGTAGTTAGCTGGTGCGAACTGTGATCACACGAGTGAGGCGTAGTCCACACTCACACGTACCATCTGCGGCTTTCCATATTGTGTTGATGCCGATTGGTGTGTAGGTGACAGGGACAGTAGCTAGTTGACCACACCCATTGATGTAATCTTGGTTGCACCGCAGACGCATGGTAGTGGGTAGCTGGCTAGTGGTTTCTGTCTCGCTCATATTACTAGTGTACCACATACTGCACTCCCACGCTAGTAGTAGATGTGGTAGATGATGTCAAGGATTGGTGAGACAACAGCACCAGCCATGAAGTAGTACGCACGACTACGAATGAGATCAACAAGGTCAACTCGTCGTGTGTAATGGTGATTGGTTGTCATCTTCATCAGCTCCTCGTTGTTAACTCAAGTCTATCACATCCTATCTCATACTGCACTACCAATCTCAAATGAATAAAATAAATTTCATGAGATAATATTCATTCAAAAAGATGATTGATTTTTAAGGATGGTCATAATAATATAATGAAGCGAGTTTTGACATATTTACGAGAAACAAGCGAGAGTTAAATGATCTTGGATTGCTGTAGGGTGGCGAGAGCGCGGCGAAGTGTGCGGATCTTGTAACTGCGCGCGTAAACATCGAGCCTACCCGTGACGTGCTCAGTAGAATCGCCTGTAATGATAGCCGTTAGCAGATGCTGCTGTAGTGCTCGTAAGTCAGCCACAGATGGCCCGAGCCTTGTTCAGTTCGGTCACAAGCTCAGGAAAGCCAGGGATGTTCGAGTCCCACTCCAGCAAAGTCGGCAGCCCGCCAGCGTAGTTCTGAGCAAGCCGGTACAGCGACCACACTTCGGAGATCACCGGTCGATCGTGGGTGTCGATCAGGATTCCGCTGAAGTCGTCGGTGTGGCCGGCGATGTGCAGATAAGCGACGGCACTCATCGGGAAGTTCTGGATGTACTCGATCGGGCTGCGGCCCTGGTTGTGCGCGGTGACGTAGGCGTTGTTGACGTCGAGCAGCAGGCCACAGCCGGTACGGCCGATCAGGCATTTCATAAACTCTGTCTCGGTCATCTGCGATGCCGACCACTGGATGTAGCTACTCGGGTTCTCCAGTACGAGTGGCCGGTCCAGGTACTCCTGCACGCAGTGCACCCGACCGGCGACATGAACCAACGTTTCTTCGGTGAGTGGCAGCGGCAGCAGGTCATGGGTGTCGACGCCGGCAACGCCGGTCCAGCACAAGTGATCGGAGATCCACCGCGGGTCGGTCTGCGCAGCGAGGATCTTAAGATTGTGGAGGTAGTCGAAGTCCAGCGGGTCGGTACCACCGATGTTCAGTGAGACACCGTGCAGTGCGATCGGTTTATGGGTGCCGATTCTGGCCAGCACTCGGGAGCCGAGGCCCTCGAAGAAGTCCTCTGAGATGATCTCGAACCAGTCGACATCCCACTGCTCTGGGGGTGTGGTCATCAGGTAGTGATGGTGCGGCCAGCGCAACCCGACCCCGAAGTCACTCATCTTTCTTTGGCTTTGCTTCTCGTGGTGACTGTGCTTGAACAAAGTAATTGTATCCACGGTTAGGTTCTCTAGACAATGGGCATGATTTGTAATGTCCTCCAAGATTCGTTCGTAATGGAGTGACTGGGTATTCACAAGTGCATCGTTCGTTCATAGCTCAGACACTACCACATGCTGTACTGTCATGCAAGCTCAGGTTGCCGGCGGCAGCACGAGCCGGACATCATTGGGTGGTACTTCGTCTAGACCAGCAGCGCGCATCGCTACTTCGTGCACTGGCTCGCCCTTACTGAATGCAAGCTCATCAAATGGCTGGTCATCGTCGTAGAGTTGCATCGTCCCGCTCTGCACGAGCAACTGAGATGCTGAGATCGGGACCGCACAGCCACCCTGGCCGGCGCAGGCGTTCGCACTGGGAGCGCTGAACAGGCCGCTGGTAGCAGCTTTGGCCTTCACTAAGGCGAAGCCGTGCTGGCTGGGCTGCGCGGCGCTGATCTTCTGCACGAAGCCACAGCCACCTTGACCGGCGCAGTTGTTGGCTCCGCGGCAGGAATGGTAGACCCCGATTGCAGCGCAGTCGTTGCCTGGTTCTGTCAGGTTCAGGCTCTGGCAGGCGTGCGCAGACCCGCTGACAGAGCTAGTGTCAGCACCAACTGACAGGTCTGGTGGCAGTCTGAACAGTGCCCAGCTCATCGTCATGCGGTCACCTGACCCCACCATCGCCGGGTAGGGGAAGATCACGTCAGGTTTAGCCCAGTACTGGTTGAGCACGGTTGTGATGCCGGCCAGAGAACCAACAGCAGCCTGGTTGAACAGTGGTCGCATGAGATCAGGGCTTGCGGCTATGCGGTTCATCGCATCAGCAACGTCAGCAGCACTCGGGATGTCGTAGAAGCTGGGTTCAGTTTGCATACTCTGCAAATCGTCAGCTGTCCATGGTCCGTGTTGCTTATGCCAAGCTGGCCAGAGAGTCACTTGATCGACCATCTCCAGTAGCTGACTGAATCGGTCGTAGTGATCCCAGTCTCCGTAAGTATAACGAGCCATCGTGTCAGCTGAAGGAGCTAGCTCTCCGGTGTCGCTGTAAGAGGGATAGTCGACTTCCATGGCGTCTTGAGCTGCTTCGTACTGAGTCGCCACCTCTGATGGGTTATCAGAACGCTGGTCGAGCACAGAACCTTCGCCTTGATCGGTGATGGCGTTCATCATCGCTAGAGCCTGTGAGTATGCTTTAGATGGGTTTGACGTGGTGATGAGTGTACGAAATCCTGTGTATTCTTTCTTCGGATGACCGGTGTTCTCGACATTGAACAGGTCGTTCTGCTGGGAGTCGGGAACGAAGACGTGATCCCATAACGTCAAGCCGTCTTCGTACACTGAGCTCAGATATTCGTAATAGCACGAATACATATGGCCGATAGTGCCGAACATCGGCAGATCGACTTCGGTCATCTCTTCTGTCCAGTTATTGAACGGGACAGTAGGAAAGTATTTCTCTGGTGCGGTGATATGACTTCGTGATGTCACTTCGGACTCTTCGATAATCAAGAATAGCTCTAGTTGCTCACGAGTGAGGCCATCTATCTTCACTATGGCATCACTGTGGACAGTGTCTTTTAAGTCTACGACGTGGGGTATGACAGAGCTGTCGTAGCAGGTCCAGCCGTACTGCTCATCCTGCAGTATTGGAGACGTGAACAGCGGCGTCACTCCTACTGCACTGGCGAGATTAGCGGCGAGCTGGAGATGCAGCATCTCCTCGACGTGCACTGAAAACATGATGTTGTAAGCGGTTTCGTTAGTGGTCTGCGGGTTGGCTGTGGTCGCCGCACCCGGCCACCAGCGTCCGGTGTAGAAGTCGCTGTTCTTCCCCGTGATCTGGTGCATGCCGGCGATCGAGGTAGCGGCGGCGAGGTACAGCGGGATGGTGAACAGCTCGACGTTGACACACGCCTGGGCGATGGCGCGCACCGCGGCAGTGTCAGCGGCTCTGGTAGAGACTGGCCTTGTCATGACAGCAGACAGTATCGGAGGTTGGGATGGCAACGGGACCGACCGCGCTGGGCTCTTACCTCGCTCAGGTGCGCCTGCTGCCTGCTGAGTTGGTGGAACGGGAGTGTGGCCTGATTCAGATCGGCCGCCAGCACGCCCTGGCGTTCGACCAGGGCCACCAGCCGAGTGGCTGCGCACTGCAGCGGGTACTGGCGGAGCTGCGCAAGCTAGCGCAGGAGAAAGAACGAGTCGCTCTGGGACGGCCGAAGAGCAACGATCTGGACCGGATCAGGGCTAAGCGTGAGAAGCGGCTGAGCAGTGGTGGTGCATGATGAATACACCAGAATCGACGTATACGGTAAAAGGTCATTATGGAAGTTGCTATAATGCGGGAACTGTTGACGTGATTGACGCGAATCTTTCTTATCTTGCTAGATGGTCGCCTGGTCATCCTGATATTGATCCTCTGTTGGAAGCTCGGCAGATTGCTTTAGCATGTGAAAAGGCTAATGATAGCTGTCCCTAAACTGATCGGCAGCCAGGTACCGCGGATCGAGTCGGTGCCGCCGTGGGTGACCAGCTCTGGTGCTGATGCGATCGAGTTGGCCGCGCTGACCGGCATGCCGATGGACCCGGCACAGAAGAGGATCTTGTGGGGAGCGCTGGGGCACACAGAGGACGGCGAGTGGTCAGCTCCTGAGGTCGGTTTGGTCGTGCCGAGGCAGAACCTCAAGACAGTGACCATGCAAGTAGCCGCACTGCACGCGGTGTTTCTGATGAGGTCACGAGTGATCTATACCAGCCACATCATGACGACGACACAGAAGATTCATGAAGAAACAATACGCATGATCGAGAACGCGCCTGATCTCGATCGTGAGGTGAAGAAGGTCAAAGCCAGTACCAACGACTACTCGATAACTCTGCGGTCAGGAGCGAGAATAGACTTCGTCGCTCGAACCGCAACCAGTGCCCGTGGCTGGTCGGGATACGATGTGATCCTCATGGATGAGGCGTTCGCATTGGCGGCTACTCAGATGGGCGCGTTGATGCCGATTCTCTTCGCTCGGCAGAATTGGCAGATTTGGTATATTTCCAGTGCTGGCCAGAAGGATTCTGATGCGTTGCGCAGGATTCGTGATCGTGGGATATCGAAAGACCCAGGGTTGGCTTACTACGAGTGGTCGATTCCTAGCGAGGTTTATCAGGCAGCTCCTGAGTACGTAGCCAATATGCCTGCTGCTTGGGCGATGGCTAATCCTGCTCTCGGGATACGAATCAAAGTGAAGACGCTGCAGATCGCGCAGCGGTCCATGCCAGAAGATCAGTTCGCTCGTGAGGTACTTGGTGTCTGGGATGACCCGCTGGGTGCTCCGATCATCGATCTCAATCTGTGGGCATTACTGGCCGACCCACTGTCGGTAATAGCCAGCCCGATGGTCTTCTCTATCGAGGTAGACGAAGACCTGTCGTACGGTTGTATCGCGGTGTCCGGCTATCGAATCGACGGTATCCCGCATGTCGAGGTCACCAGTCGGGATGACGTACTGGATCACCGCCAGGGAGTGACCTGGCTGGTGGAACGCGCTGTAGAGCTACAGGAGCAGTGGTCGCCGGCAGCCTGGGTGCTCGATCCAGCGGGACCGGCAGGAGCGTTGCTGGAGGATTTACGCGCCGCGGGGATAGAGCCTGAGCTGGTCGGGGTGCGTGAGCTAGGACAGGCGTGTGGCGCGCTACACAAGGCGACGACCGCGATAGACGAGCTGCGTCACCTCAACCAGCCCTGCATCAGTGAGGCCATTCGGATAGCGCAGAAGCGTGATATTGGTGACGGCCTGTGGAGCTTCAGCCGCCGACGCAGTGAGGACAGCGTCTCGCCGGTACTCGCCATTGCACTGGCACTGCATGGGTTAGCGGTGTACGGAGCTCGGGCTTACGATGTGTTGGAATCGATGTGCTGATAGTCGTCAGCATAGCTGTCCGTAAGACTCTTTATCGCACCTCGAACTCGGTCACTAGGAAGTAGCGCGTTATCTTTCATGTCTTCACAACTCTCAAGATGCTCAGCTAATACTTCCGCGATAGCGATAAGTGCTACTCGATCTTGCCATTTCATGAGAAAACTCCTGATCGTGGGTGTATCGGGACTGGCTTGGTGGGGTTTGGCTACGCTGACCTATGAACTGATGAGTCGGACGACACCGCAGTGTCCTGACGACGAACAAGAGTTTCTTGATACTCCATGATTCGTCTTGTGTGATATTGAATCAGTACACACGAACAAGCAGTGAGCGTAAGCATGATGAGTGCCCCGATAAGTAGTGTTGATGCGAGCATGGTTAGTCTCCTGATGTGAGATTAGTCAATGAGATCGTGATCCTGGCGCTAGAGGTGCTGGGCATCTTGCTGGTGGCGGCTGGGTTGGGCTTCTTGGCGGCTGTCTGGATCGGTTGGGTTGGGTTGGCGGTGACCGGCATCGTGCTGCTGGGTGCTGCTGCGCTCGTCGCCCGACGCCAGCGCGAGATGTCACCTCCTTCTGTTAAGTAGTTCTTGACAGTGTGGGCAGTCAACAAGACGATCGGTGAGAATAAACTTTTTAGGACGATGCTCTTGTGAGATACGACAGAGTGGCCATAGATATTCAGGATCTCCATTACGATGAACAATGTGTTTGTCGCTATAGGCGATATTTTGCATAACTAGATACTACCACAGACTGTACTGCCAGAGCAAGGGAGCCTGCATGTTGTGCTCCGAAGACCAGACCACACTATGCTCTAGCTGCACAGACGTAGAGCGGCTGGAGATGGAGCTGGACCGGCTGCGGATGTTGTCGGTAGCGCTGTCCTGGCCGTGGCCAGAGCATCTGCAGGGGGCAAGCACTCAGTGAGCTTGCTCTTCAGGACTGCTAATATCGAAGGCCCGTACTTCGGGGAGTACCCCGGTGCGATGGCGTCTGATGTGATCCCGCATCGCATGAGTATGCAGCTCGCTCCTGGCCATATGATCAACAATGACTCAGCACTGCGACACTCAGCTGTCTGGGCATGCCTACGGTTGCGAGCCAACCTGATCTCGACGTTCCCGATCGACTGCTACCGCAAGGGCCAGTACGGCATTGCTGACGTTGAGGTGAGCAGGCCACCGATCCTGATCAACCCTGGTGGTGAGTGCGTCGACTATATGGAGTGGATGTATAGCACCCAATTTGACTTAGACAGAGCGGGCAACAGCATTGGGTTGATCACTGAACGAAACGGTTTCGGCTTGCCGGCCGTTATCCAACTGGTGCCACTCGCCTGGGTGTCAGTGAATATCGTAGACAATGTCTTGGTGGAGTATTTCATCCGTGGCCATCCCTACCCACCGCGGCAGATTTGGCACGAGAAACAGTACACTGTCGCAGGCTTTCATCTTGGTCTTTCTCCGATTATGTATGCAGCATGGAGTATCGGGGAGCATCTGAGTATTCAGGACTTCGCTATCTCGTGGTTCACTAACGGCGGTATTCCGCGTGGACATCTACAGAACACCATGCTCCCGACACCGACTCGTGACCAGATGCGAGACGTCAAAGCACTGGTCAAAGAATCAGTAGCGTCTGGTGACGTATTGGTCACTGGCAAGGACTGGGAATACAACATGGTCCAGGCTGAGCAGACAGGAATGGAGTGGATCGAAGCTCGCAAGCTTGGACCGACTGAGATAGCACGATTCTTCGACTGTCCTAGCGACCTTATAGACTCCGCCATCTCTGGGTCATCGGTGACTTATGCAAATGTGACACAGCGAAACCTGCAGTTCTTGACGATGAGCTTAGGTCCGACAGTTATTCGACGTGAGAATAGTCTTAATAAGCTGCTTCCTAATCGTCAGTTTTGTAAGTTGAATACCAACGCACTGTTACGCATGGATCCACTTACGCAAGCACAGATCATAAACATGAAAGTAGCTGGTCGTGTACTGACACCGTCTGAAGCACGTTTGCTTGACGATCTACCGCCGCTGACTGCTGCGGACAGAGCTGAGTTCGACCAGTTATGGCCGCCACGCCCACAGCCTGGACCACCAACACCGTCGCCTACTGCTCCAGTACCTGCGGAATCCGATGCTTAGATTACCAAGTGACAAGCATGATTTCTGTTTGATCATCAATAACCCATTCCATGCCCCAGTCAGTCTGCATCCAAATCTTTCCTGATCGTTCGGTGAAGTTAATAACAACACCTTCACCACCGAACTTGAAACCCGGAAACCAGTCTTCACTGAGAACCCCCATAGGGAGCCACTCAGGAAACTCTTCTGCGGTGAGTGGTCGTTCGGTGCGAACTTTTGATCCGCACCATTGAGATTTAAGTTCGTCAATGTTCATGAGCTACATCCTACCACAGACTGTACTGTCAACACAAGGGAGATCTCTCGTGACTGTCAATCGCGCACGTACCGGCACGTTCCGTCCGGGTGCTGCGACGCCGCCGACTACCCGGCAGAACGTGACGCCGATCAGCCAGCGCCAGGCCAGCAGCTTCCGCGTGGGTGAGTTGACGCGGGCTGCGACCTTGGATCGAGCTGACACCAAGAGTAACACCGGCAAGCCGAAGGAGTCCGATAAGAAAGATGACAAAGAATCACTGTTCGACAAGGACGACAATAAGATTTCGGTGAAGAAGGACGCCGCTACCGAGGATGAGAAGGACAAGGACAAGAAAGACGCTGACGAAGCGGTGGGTATTCAGAAATCAGCTGGTGATGCCGACGATTTCGCGCCGCTGCATGGTGATCTGACGATTGATGACGATGACTCGAACGCTAATTCGACGACACCGGCACCTAATGACACTGGAGTGCCGAGTACCCCTAGTGGTGTGAAAAACCCAAGCAACGCTTAATGCCTTATCACGTTGAGCATAGCGGTGGCACATGCAGTGCTTCGCAGTGGGCAGTGCTGAAAGACGCCGATGGTTCGACAATGGGCTGTCACGAAACCAAAGATCAAGCGAACGCGCAGCTATCGGCGCTCTATGCTAATGAGAGTAAGGGAGACCGCGTGGTCGATCTAGAGGTGACGCGGGCCGGTGCTGCGCGTATGCGCCGGGAAGCGATCGAGAACACCGACGTGCCAGGGCTGAAGCTGGCACGCTCAGCACAGCCACTCGACGTCGGCACCTCCCGCACGCTGGCGTTTCCCGCACAACTGACAGCCGGTCTGCACCGCCGCGGCTGCTCTGACACCACGTGTGAGTGTGCCAGAGCACCACAGGACGACGGCGACAGTCTCTGGCATCGGCTGTCCGGGGTGGCTTCTGTGGTGGAGACGCCGTATGAGATGTGGGATATGTTCGGCCCTTATACCGAGAAGGTCAGTGGGCGAGCATTCGATGCGTCACTGTCTCGACAACCTGATGTGGCGTTCCTGGTCAATCACAAGGGTCTGACCATGGCTAGAACCACCAACGCCACACTGAAGCTCAGTTCCAGTGAGGACGGACTGGCCACTGAAGCATGGCTTAATCCGCTGCGCACAGACGTCTCGGATCTCATGGTGGCGATCAAAGACGGCTGTGTCGACCAGATGAGTTTCGCCGCTATGCTGCAGGAAGGTGAGTGGGATGATGAGTACACGACCTTCACCATGCTGGAGCTCGACTTGCACTGCGGAGACGTATCAGCGGTTAATTACGGAGCTAACCCGCACACTAGCATTTCAGCAAGAGCACATCGCTTGCTTAACGAAGTCGACCGGCTCCCCTCCGGTGCTGCGAGAGCAGCATTAACTCAGCTACAGGCGAGATTTGACAAGCCTGAAGAGAAGCGAGCTAACGGTCGGTCGATCAGTCTGATTCGGAGCGCATTACTCGCTGACGAAGGCTAGTTAATTCATCAACCAGCCATAGTACGTCTTGATAACTTATAAATCCTTCAATGTAGACAGTCTCTGCTGTTTTCATATCATCAAGAGATTGCTTGATATGCGTTAATCGATCTTCAGTCATGTAGTGATTATAGACCCCCGCCTCTGGCGGTCAATGAGTGGAAGGATGGACCGCTATGCCGAGTACTACCATCGGGGATCTGGAAGCAGGTACCGAGTTCGAGAAGGAAGCCGCTGAGAAGCGTCGCACTAAAATGCGCATGGAGATTCTAGCAATTATCAACCAAGCACGTCAGGAGGGACGGTCTAACCTCACTCCTGAAGAGGACAACCGCGTCGCCGAACTAGAGGTCGCGGGTACACAGGTACAGCATGACATTGAGGGTATCAATAACAAGCTAGCGAAGATTCTTCGGCTGAAGTCCGAAGAGATGAGCGACCAGAAGACAGCGCGTGAGATCACGCCGACCGGCACGCGTAAACCTGCTTATGATGAGGTGACGCGAGTAGGGCGTGAAGAGCGTACCTATCATAAAGGTAACGACCGCAAGGGTGCAGCTTTTTGCCAGGATGTGATCCGTCAGCATCTCTTCGGTGATGTGGGTGCCAGCACGCGACTTGCCAAGCACATGCATGAAGAGCAGATCGAGCGTGGCCAGTATCTAGAGCGTGCAGTAGGCACGGGCGCCTTCACCGGCCTCACGGTGCCTCAATACCTCACCGATATGTATGCGCCTGCAGTGGCGGCGTTGCGTCCGTTCGCTGATGTCTGCAATCATCACGACCTGCCGGCTAGTGGTATGACAGTCAACATCTCACAGATCACGACGCCAAGCTCAGTAGCCGCACAAGCAACAGAAAACGTGTCAGTTTCCGAAACCAACATGGATGACACGCTGTTGACGGAGAACATCCAGACAGCAGCCGGTCAGCAGACCATCTCTCGGCAGGCTGCGGAACGTGGCACCGGCATCGAAGAGATCGTCATGGATGACCTCTTCCGTCGTTACGCCACCAACCTGGACTCGACACTGATCAACCAGGCGACGACGGGGCTGTCCGCAGTGGCTGCAGCGATCACCTACACCGATGCCAACCCGTCCGGTGTGGAGATCTGGCCGAAGTTCCTGGCCGGCGCTGCTGCTACTGAGGCTGCATTGCTGGGCTTCGCACAGCCTGACGTGGTCTTGATGCACAGTAGGCGCTGGTACTGGCTGCAGAGCCAACTCAGCTCCCAGTGGCCACTCTTCGGCCAGCCGAACATCGCTGACAACCGCGGCGGCGAGAACTACGCCACCTCCTACGGCCGGGGCGCGAGAGGCATCCTGCCGAATGGCATGGTTGCTGTAGTGGACAACAACATCGCCACGAACACGGGTGCAGGTACTAACCAGGATGAAGCGTATGTAATCGCTACTGACGAGTGCCACTTATGGGAGGACCCCGCAGCTCCGGTCTTTTTAAGATGCGAACAGCCGGCAGCCGCTAACCTTGGGATCTTATTGGTCCTGTACGGTTACTTCGCATATTCTATGCGCAGATATGCCAACGCTATGTCAAAGATCAGTGGGACCGGCTTGGTCACGCCATCATTCTAACGGAGAGTAGTCAATTGACTACTGACTGAGAGGATGAAGTATGGCGTACGTACGCGCGGGTAACTCGTATTGGCATGACGCACAGATAACTAATTTTGAGATTCAGTCCAACGGCGATGTCTGGGTGTACTACAGCGGCCGCGATCATTTTGTCGCTCACTTGGGCGCTAACGCGGCCGCTGCGGTGACCGCGTTGAATACATTGTTAGCCAGTAATCCAATCGACTTTACTGCAACACTCGTTTAAGGGAGCGGTATGGCACTAAGACCAATGCTGGTGGATACCGCGATACCGGTAGCCACCTTACGAGCTGCCGGCACGTACTCATCGGGACCGATCGCCAATCCCGGTGCAACCAGCAACGTCGGGCTGTGGGTGTTCGCTTCCGCGGTGGGCGGCACCACACAGACACTGGACGTCCTGCTGCAGACCAGCCCGGACGGCTCTACCTGGACGTCGCTGACCAGCTCGGCCATCACGCAGATGACCGCGATAGGCAGTGCGCAGAGTAATGCTTATGTACCGGCTGAGTACATTCAGGTGTTGGCTACCGTGGGTGGGACAGGGTCGCCAACGGTGACCTTCCGTGTCGAAGTATTGGTGGTGCCTGGTGGCTGACGACGACACTGACACAGGGCCGGAGAAGTACGTCTTGCCAGATCCAGAGACCGCGGGCTCGGCTCCGGTCACTGACATCCCTGATCTGGAGAATGTTGATCTAGAAGCAGCGAAGGAAAACACCTTGGACCAGCAGGGAAACCCTGACCCTGGCATCGTCAAGGCACAGGAGATGGGCGTGAATTACCAGCGTGCCGGTCAGATCCGCCAAGCCATGCAGGAGCACCGCAACGCCACGCGCCACGGTAACGATGAGCGGGTGAAGGCTGCTAAGAAGAATCTTGCCGCACTCGGTTTCGAGGGTGATCCTGAGGTGGACGACGAGACCACCGAAGACGACGGCAAGACACCCCGCGGCCGGCAGACTCGGGAGAGCAAGGCAGTCAAAACTGATGCGCTGGCAGCGAAAGACGCTGGGCCTAGCGTTACTCGGTACTCGACGTCGACACCCACAGCGTCATCGAAGCCGGACGCATCTAAGCGCTAGCCCGGACAGTTGCTGAGGTATGACGTCAGACAGAGATATGAGAGCTGACTATCTTCGTCCAGGGGTCAAAGGCAGTCCTGCAGAATCTGCGTTTATTCTAGTTGGTTATTGTGACGTTTGGTATAATGCAGGCACTATTGCAGTGATTGACGCTAATCTTGAAGATCTGTCTCACCAACGAATCGATCATCCCGACATAGATCGATTATTAGACGCTCGTCGAATAGTTGCTCTCTGGTATTCGATATTCGGAGGTGAGAGTGGCTCAAGTTCAGTGGGTGACGCTGGAAGCACTGAAGAATGATCAGACGCTGGACAATGCGCTGACCCCGCATGATGACGAAGCACTGCAACGGACACTGGACTCAGCGATGGTCTGGGTCCAGGCACACCGGCCAGATCTGAGCTACAACGGACCTTGGACGGTGCCGCTCGATGTGCAGCTCGGCACTATCCGGCTCGCTGCCCGATGGTTCGTACGCCGGATCTCACCGGATGGTCTGGTGGGGTTAGGAGACGTCGGCAGTGGCATGGTAATGCGTGTCGATCCCGACATCTACATGCAGCTCGGAATCATGGGTGGGCTTGCTTAGTTTGATTTAACCCATGATTGTACAGCCATGCGTCATAGTCTGGATGTATTTGGCGTATTTCATCTTGCTCAATCCATGCAGCTAATTTTAGATCGAGTCGTCCATTTGTATGCAGATGGCATGGGCACTGATGGCTGTTATTAGACATGATTATTTTACTCTTTCAGTATGGCTGCATCGTTTGCATGTGATGGGTTGGTCAGTGGTCTCATATTTGTTTACATCAACAGACATGAGAGAACGACATGCGGGTGTTTGCTGCTGGTCATGTGCACGATGAACTCTAGGGCCACGATTCCAAGGAGCCCATACATTAGTCATGGATTAGACCCTATCACAGACTGTACTGTCAGTCCAGCAGGAGGTATTAGGTGGCTGCTGCGCTGACACCGATCGCTGACGCTACCCAGCGGCTCGCCGCTGCGTTGATCATCATCCCTGGCATCAGGATCAGTACCAACATCGCTACTCCGATCAGCCCACCGGCAGTGGTGATCGGGCCGCCGCGGTTGGGCTACGTCGGTGAGGCCAGCGTGGGTGGTCAGCCGCTCACGGTGCAGTGGAGCCTGTATCTGGTGACTGGTGTGTCGCAGTACGCACTCGATCAGCTGCTGACACTGGTAGGGGCGATAGCTGAGTCTGTGGAGCGCTACACACCGGGGGTAGTGCTGTCGTCAGCGCCAGGAACGTATCCGAGCCCTAGTGGCGCGCTGCCCTGTTATATCACCGTGGTTCAGATGGAGGTTGCCGCCCGATGACTGCACCTATCTATTATGGCGGTCCTCTGACTGCTCCCAGTGGCCAGCTAGTTCACACGCGCAGGCTCAAGATCGTTGTGTTTACTTTAAATGGCGTAGATCAGTCGATGCAGCTCAATAACTGGAGCATTCTCAATAACACAGTAGACGGGACTAAGACCTGGAGCTACGGAGGGAATCTTAGTGAGTTTCGCACGGAAACTGACAACGATTACGCTTTGCAAGTGAAATTTTTTGCTGACTGGCGGGCCGGTGGAATCTCTGACTACCTGTGGAACAACAGTCGTGCTTATGCCGGCTTCATCCTCGACCACATGCCTGATGTCGTCGGTGAGCACGTGCGATGGTCGGGAACTTGTGTCATCAAGGCACCGACTGTAGGTGGCGACCTGCGAACGATCGAAGAGACGTCAATCACGATGCTCATTCTTGGTGTACCGACGTTCACTCGGGTTGGTTAGTCATATGTTCGTTTGATAATCCGTAAATTCTCCAGCCATCTTCGTCAGTTCGTCCACGAATCGTGGTGATTACGTAATCATCGACTAGCTGAACAGATAGCAATTTTAATTCTTTGATAATCTTTGTTTCAGTCATAGCTAGATATTACTACATACTGACCTGTCACGCTAGGAGGTGTCTGTGGCACTCTCCACAGTGATCAGCCTGTCGGTAGCGGCAACGATCGCTAACACTCCGGCGCTAGGGACGTCCAGTGCTAACTTACAGCGGTCCTACGGTGCGTCGCTGATCAGCGGCACGGTCGCTGGTGCGGCCGACACCGCGTGGTGGTCGTCTCGGACACTGACAGCCAGTGCCACGGAGAACATCGACTTCGCCGGTGCGCTGGCAGACCCCAGCTCGGGAGCGACGCTGACGTTCGCCAGGATCAAGGCTCTGATCATTTCAGCGTTGGCAGCTAACACCAACAACGTAGTGATAGGCGGTGGCACTACCACGTTCACCGGCCTGTTCGGTGCGACGACGCACACCACGATCCTGCGACCAGGCGCTACCGCGATGTGGGTAGCCGGTCCCGCTGATGCTACGGCGTATCCGGTGACCGCCAGCTCGACTGACCTCCTGCAGATTGCTAATTCGGCTGCAGGCACATCTGTATCTTATGAAATCACAGTGATAGGAACATCAGTGTAATGCAGTCATTCTTGATTACTCCTGATGGTGGTAAGCCGTTCATGCTGACAGCACGCGCGCGTGATGTCAAGAAATGGGAGAAACGTAGTTCACGCAATACATTGCGAAACATGGCAGAGAATCCGTCGATGGATTTCTGCTATTCATTGGCTTATCTTGCGCTCAAAGAACAGGGCGAGCACGAAGTTCCTTCGTTTGACGAGTTTGTAGACAACTATGATGTTCTACCTCAACCTGACGCGGTATCCGGTCCACTGAATTATGACGAACTGCTGGTGGTTATCGAGAGAGTGACAGAAGCTGAAGGTAGCTCGACAGATATTGCGGACGCTGTGATGTCCATGCTAGAAGACATACACAGTAAATCTATGGATCCTACGAAGCCGGGTCGGTGACTCGGCTTACCATAGAGCTTGCGGTTGCTACCGGAATTTCACCTGATATTTGGGCGGATCAAGGATGGCGAGGCATTAAGACTGCTATTGAGGTATTGAACAAACAGAACGAAAAAGAAGATCCAGAAGGACGGCAGATGTCAGGATGAGTGATCCGATCGGTGATGCGGATGGTGGTGATGCTTTCGGGGGATCACAAGCCGCGTCAGACAGTCAGGCATATCAGTTCGACTCACCTGACCCTGGTGACGCGGGACTGAACACAGGTGTTGCCGGCGCCACGGTGGGGCCGGAGCAGCCGATCGAAGGCGCTAACACCTACTCTGATGCGTACAGCACTAACTTCGATCCTAATAGCTTGTCGGGCATGTTCGGAGCCAATAACTCGCTGCCTGGAGACATGCTCAACAACATGAAGTCAGCGATATCCGATAACGCCCCACCCGGTAGCGACGTAGGATCGACTGTGCCACCGATACCTCCGTCGGACTCTGATGGGCCTTTCGGTGCCAGTTCGTCATCGTCCAGTGGTTTTCCGTCTTCTTTCACTCCATGGACTCAGAGCACGTCGATGGCTATGAGCGGCTCACCGCCCTCTGACGACCCCGCACAGGTGGCCACTCAACAGGCGATGGACAAGTCGCTGTCCGGTTGGGGCAGTAGAGATAACAGCGGAGACACTGGCGACGCGCTGACCAAGCCGTCCGATTTTCCAACTCAGCAAGAGGTTGACTACGGCTCTGGGTTCAATGATTCGGTGTGGTCAGACCTGGGGCCAGGAATCAGTACGGTAGGCCAGGACGAAGCTGCGGGCGACACTGAGGGAAACTGGAGTAACTTAGGCGGCTGGACAACGGTTGCGCAAGACGACGCTAGCGGCATCAATACGCCTGGTCCTGGTTTCAACTCGTTAGGTGGGTCTGAGGGCGGCAGTTGGGAAGGAAACACCGCTTATATGCCGACGTCAGGGCCTGAGTCCCGTGGCTATGACGAACTGGCAGGATCAAACTTGATCAAACCTGGCGACTTATACAGCTCGAATCCGTCATGGATGGCTAAAGTTTACTCAGGCTAAAAGGAGGCGCAGTAAGTGACTGCCGCCTCTGCCAGTGGTGCGATGGCCACTCAACGAACTGTCTTCATCAACTTCAAGGGATCTGTCAGCAACCTTATTGCGTCCACCAAACAGGCGACTGCTGTCCTCGGTAAGATGGGCGACGCCGTCGTCAACGTCGGCAAGATGTTCGGGGCTGCGCTGACCGGTAATATCAAACCACTGGTCAACGGCGTGTTCAATGCGTTGGGCAAGATAGCCAAGATATTTCTTATCATCCCTGGTTTTTTGATTGCGTTGGTAAATCCGATCAACATCGCACAGATGGCGATGGCCAACTTCTCGACGGCCATCAGTGCGGCATCACCGGCACAGTTTGTAGCGGCAACACGGAACATGGCGCCAGCCATGAAAGACGCTGTCATGGCTGTTCGGTTACTTGAGCCACAGTTAAAGAATTTGTACGGCATCATCCAGCAAGGATTCTGGGCTGGTTTCGCCGGTGATGTCAATCAACTAGCGCGCGTGTATTTCCCCGTTCTTGGTGCCGGCTTGGGCGGTATCGCTACTTCACTGGGTAGTCTACGCGAGAAGCTGGTGCAGTTCCTGCTGCAGCCTCAGGTGGTGGCGGCGATACAGAACTGGATGACTGCGTTCTCTGGCATGGGCGCGAAGATCCTGCCGATCATCGAATCCATGCTACCGACGATGATCTCATTGTTCACCAGTTTTGCCAACATTCTGATCGGCCTGCTGCCGTTGTTGCAGGTGTTGATGGGTTGGCTAGCCGGCATCATGAACTTCATAGCTCCGATCCTCGCCGGTCTGGGTGGCATCACCAGCAGTGCAGGAGCGATCGGTGGTGTTGCCGGTGCTACTGGTGGAGGCACGACCAGCACCAGCAGTGGTGGCGGCATCGGTGGATTCTTCAGTGGCATTCTCCATGGCATCGGATCGTTCTTCTCATCGATTTTCGGTGGTGGCAAGGCTATGGGCGGTTCGGTGATGGGTGGTAAGAGTTACTTAGTGGGTGAGCATGGTCCCGAGATCCTGCGTATGGGTGGCAGTGGATTCATCACGCCGAACTCAGCTATGGGTGGTACTCACTTCCATCAGGTCACAGTGAAAATCGGGGAGACGGAGCTGCGAGACATGGTCACCAACCAGATCAGCATGATGACTCAAGGTGTCGCGGTAGCCGCACGCATGGGCCGCGGGTCCATCGTCTGATAGACGCATCGACCTCCAACGCAACTGAGCTTCGCGTTGGAACTGCGCTTGATCAACACAAGTAGCGTTGGAGGTCGATGCGCTGATGCCGCAACATCGCCGCGCTCGACGGCACCAGCACTGGGAGGTCACACGGCAGTGTTCGACGCCGTGTGACTGTGGCGCGGTGTGCCACGAGCTACACCAGCCAGTCGACCAGCGCGAGCATGATCCGGCTAGCTGCGTCGCGCTTCGTTAGCTATATCAGTAGGCGATGGGCCATAAACGATATCAAGAACAACGTGCGAAACTAGTCGTAAGAAATCTACTGCATCAACAAAGACTGGCGTCTGATTTCCGATTCTGATGGATACTTCGTTGCCGGCTGCAGACATCACATAGATATACCGAGCATCATCGTAGCGCCCTTTGAGTTTCGGAGTGATATCGAGTAACTCGTCAATGTTGTTTTCTCTCATTACTACACTATACCACAGACTGTACTGCGAAGCTAGCTGTTGCTCCGTACGGGTGAACTAGAGGACTGGAGTATTTTTCCTTGGCCTCACTGTCTCTTACATACGACGACACCACAGCGAGAGTCCTGCTGTCGGCGACCTCGCTGCCTGCGACCGCTGACGTAGCACTGTTTGAGGTTTCAACAGATCAGATTCACTGGTCGCAGGTGCGTGGTGGCAGCGCGGTGCCGATCGTCAGCACCGCGGCCAGTCTCATCGACTACGAGTTCGCTCCTGGTGTGATCAACTACTACCGGGTGTCCGCTGTCGACACCGGCCTGCCGACGTTCGTAGCGTCGAGTACAGCGGTTAGCGCCAGTGGTATCGCGGTGTCCCCGACCGTACCGGTGGGTTATGCCGAAGGCGACCTGCTGGTGATCTGGGCGAGCATCCGAAACTCTGGCACTGGCACGGTGGTGTGCCCCGCGGGCTGGACTGTCATGATGCAGACCGACAACATCGGGCTGTTCGGTAAGCGGGCTCTGAGCAGTGAAGCCACCCCGACTGTCAGTGTCACGGGCGGTGTCACCGGAGCGTCTGGCAGCGACGTGATCGCTCAGATGGCGTGTTTCCGCAACTGCGAGCGCACGCCGGCCGCAACGACCTATCAACTCAACCCCAGCGCTCAGAACATCACCTACCCGCCGATGGCCGGTGTCGAGGCGAACTGGACCGCGGTGCTTTACCTCGGCTGGAAGGCTGATGACTGGACCGGCGTAGCTACGGTTTCGGGCGCTACGGAGATCGGTGAGCCAATGAGTACTGCCGGCCTGGACGCTGGCTTGGTGTGGGATTACCAACTGCTGACGACACCAGCCGCGGTAGCTGCAGGGGCGTTCGTCGTGACAGGTGGTGCTGCAGCCATCAGCTACGGCGCTGCGGTGGCATTACGCAACGCTGACTTCGTCACGCGCACAAGTGCACAGATCACTCCGACGATGTCTGCAGTTTGGCTGAAGTTTCCCAGTGCGCCGTACCTCAACCGCTCAGTCATGCTGATCGGTTGGGAGGAGACGGAGCGCACTACACGCCTCGGATTCTTCCCGATCGTCGGCAAGCGTACCGCTATTGCATCGACCGACATACACTCGCCGCGGACAGTCACTATTTCGCTGTTCACACAGGATGATATCGAGGTAGCAGCAGTGGATCTGGTGTTGTCGTTAGGTATCATTATGTTGCTGCAGACACCAGTGAATCTAGCACTGAAGAGTATGTATGCGGGAGTCGGGACCTACAACTATGTCAAGCCGGCGCACTTGTCTCACCGAAACACACTTACTGTGCCATTGACTGAGGTCGGCATGCCTGATCTGGCAATCATAGGGGCTACGGTTACCTGGGCGACTTTGATCACTAATTACACAGATTGGAATACTGAGCTTGTGGCTAATGCAACATGGTCAGCAGTGCTTGCATTGCAAGGCACTCCTGCTGATGCGCTGGTAGGCGTGGCATAACGTTGGTACGATAGACTGCTCTTATGGATGACCCACTGGAAGAGCAGCATTTACTTGACGCACTTGAGGATGCGCGAGTGTCGTTGCAATCATATAAGCGTTGGGTGCGTGTGTTTGCTGTGTTTCTGTTGTTTTTCTTGGCTTTAATTGCTTTTGGTGTTTACGTAGGTTTTGAGGGATCTTTGCATCACATAGATACAGCGGGTTGGGCTATGGCATCAATCACAGTCGGATGTATTGGTGCTGTTATCATTATTATTGCTGCTGTGACAGTTTTAGACACTATTGTTGGCGAAAATCATCCAGATGTTGAGCTAAGGAATGCACAACGTGCACATCGTGATTATATTGTGAGGCAATCTTTATGATGCATTCCTGGCAACGTGAGAGGCTGCGTCAGTCGCTACCAGCGGGTAACTACGCCGGCCTGTGTTGCTCAACGCATGGACTGCGGTGTGAGCCTCCGAGCACTATGTGCTGTCGGCAGTGCACCGAGTGGCAGCACCCACAGCACAAGGACGGTTCGGTTTGCAGCAACCCTGACCCGTCGTGGCTGAGGCTCTAGAGCTGTTGGATCAGGAATCGGCCGATGTATTCAGCGTACGCAGGTGGGATCGCTTCGTTGAGTTCGTCTTTGGTCATCCAGTTTATGCCCATCGCACGGCGCGCATTAGCGACCGTACAGTTACCACCGCCGTTGACCGACACGAATGACGTGTTCTGATCCACTTTGCCGTATTGATTCTTGCGCTTGTCATACGTGAATACCAACGGGTGTGGTCGAACACAAGGACGCTCGGGAATGACGATGTTCGACTCGAAACCCAGATGCTTGATCACCGATAATTCTGGGAATGTGGTGCCGCACAACCATACCGGATCGATCAGGGGAGCGCCCTCGACATTCTCGATCACATAAGGTAGTCCGGTGGCTCGCATTGCCTCACGCATCGGAGTCAACAGGTCCGGCCACGCCGATGCGTTACCGTTACGTTTGGGCCAGATCGGAGAATCGCTGACACGGCGGTGACCCGTGGACGGCGTCGAACTCGTGATGATGTTCTTTCAGAAACTCTCGATAGCATCGTCTCGATGGAATTCGTCGCCGGCGTATCGTGGCTGGTTCTTGATGTCGACACCGGTCACGTGGAAGCCGGCGAGTTGATAGCCGCGGGCACTGCCACCGGCACAGCAACACAGATCGAGCAGTCGAGGTTTTCTCACTACCACAACATACCACAGACTGCACTGTTCTAGCGAGGGAGCTGAGTGCATCCGGTTTCAGCTCGGTTCCTCAGCGCACTGCAGGGACCGCACAAGATCGCTGTGAGAGCTGTCCTGTGTAATCCGGTACCTCAGTTCGGGACGAACCCGACCGGTACAGAGGTGCCGGTGATCTCGGGTAACGTGACGATCCAGTCGCTGTCCGACATCAAGAGTACCCTGACGATCACGATCCCAGGAGCGTACTGGGATCAGGTGCAGCCGTTCGGACAGGAGATCTACATTGAGCGAGGCATCGAGTTTGCTAATGGGGACAGGGAGTATGTGCCTCTCGGCTACCATCGGATCGAACAAGCCAGCCAGGACGATGCGCCTTATGGCCCAATCGTCATCACTGCTTTGGACCGTATTGCTCAGCTCCAGCAGAACAAACTTGTCTTCCCTTTACCTCTCAATAACGGAGACTCGCACCGCAACGTCTTTCAACGACTTGTCAACGGCATAGCCATACCTCAGCAAGCCACTTATCCTGGCTTGTCACCCGATGGCTATGGGATGTATCTCAATGCTCGGGTGCCTATCTACTGGCAAGGTTATGATCCCGATGTCATCACTATCATCGGTGACCAGATAGTCGAAGACGATTCATACGCGTATCTTGCTCAGTTGATCAAGTTCTATTATGCGGGTATTCGGTTCAACAACGCCGGTGAGATGATCGTCTATTCTCTGAAGTTTGACTTCAGCCATCCTGTTGCTACTTTGCAGGGTGGCGCTGGTGGCGCGATCTCCACTGTTAAACGAGTCGTCAAGCGTACTGACGTGCACAACATAGTAACGGCATACGGGTCGGACCCGTCCAGCATCACAGATTTCATCGTCACATTTAATGCTGATCCAAACTCGCCACTGGCTTGGAACAAAACGACATTCCCGCAGTTCGGTCCGTCTCCGACTTATTACAGTTCACCATTACTACAGGTAGATGCTGATGTCGAGTTGGCCGGCGAGGTGCTGTTACGGCGCTACATCGCGTTGCCGGAGACGTTCACGATACAGACCATCTGCAACCCGGCGCTGGAGTGCAACGATCCACTCGATGTCAGCGTGCGCCCTGGTTTCCCGCTGCAACGCTGCATGCTGGACACCATCATGATCCCACTCGTGGCTAATCAGCTAGGCACGATTACGACGCGCATCCCGACTGCTACTGAGGGTTTGTCTCTGGGGTTGGGGATTCTTTAGTTTGGTTTCGGTCTAGATGCCGCCAGGTAGTTCCACAGTTGGCGCACTCATTTGCTGAAGCTCCATGTGACATCAGCACCTGACATTTTGGGCAGCGTGTTCGCATAGCTCAGATACTACCACAAACTGCACTGCCATGGCGAGGGGAGCTTGCGTGCCGCTGCCACCTGGCATCAACGTCCCGCTCGACACGCTGCTGCTGCCACTGGCTGGCCGGTCTGCCGGCACCTACACCTCGGCCAGCTTCGTAGAGCTGCCGATCGCCGACATCGAACTGTGGGTGTGCGTCACCGCGGTCACCGGTAGCGCCACGCTGGACGTGTCGATGGAGACTTCACCAGACGGTACGGTTTGGACTCCGGTGCTGGGCAGCCACATCGCACCGATGTCAGCAGTCGGCAGCGCGGTGGCTAACGCTCCACTGCCGGTTACAGAGTTGTCCCGGATGACCTCGACAGTGACCGGCACTGGCTCGCTGACCTACCGGGTGCTGGCTGTCGCGGTGGTCATCGACCAGTGACTGTCCCCGATGCGTTCGGCTTGACTCGACTGTTCATCACGCCCAGCTCGGTACCACCTGATCCGACGCTGGCGCAGGGTGTCGCCGGCGGGCTGTTGACGCAGTGGGATGCGACGTCGCTGTCCAACACGGTCACAGTAGGGCCGGTCACCTACCGGAATCTGTCGGTGTGTGCGCCGAACGGCCTGTCGCTGGGAACGGTGCTGCTGCTCAAAGCTGCTGGTGGCTACATCATTATGGGTAACATCGGCAACTCCAGAAACATCACCTTCATTGATCCGGTTCGGTATCGATCGATACGTAGTGATGTCAGCACACCGGTGTCGAGTACGGCACTGGTAGACGCCGGTACGTTGAATTTCTTGCTTGATGAGAACACACAGTACGCTGTTGATGGTTTCTTGGCGTATAACTCTGCCGGCCCGCCACACATGGATTTCGCGTGGAATGGGCCACCGAACATGGCGTGTAAGTGGTCGAACTGGGGAACTCAGGACACCAGTTTCACCCATCTGCTGTTCGACACTGTCACTGCTTACGGTGATGCCACCCGGCAAGAGGTGTTCGGTTGGGGGCATTCAGCTATCGCGCACCCCAAAGCCTGGTTCTCCACCTCGGACACTGGTGGGCTACTGCAGTTGCGCATGGGACAGCACACCAGCAACGCGACTGCCGCTGTGTTGCAGGCGGGCTCGTGGATGCGGATAGCTGAGCTAGGACCGGCATCGGGTGAACAGACGTTCGTCAAGGTCTATCCCGCCACCGGTTCCCGATCTTACAACGGCTCGGGCTCTCCGATCAGCACGCCTGATGGCGACAACAACCTCTACACCTGGTCGCTGTCGGGACGCAGCAACGGCAATGAAGCGCATATGTGGACGTTCGACGCAACCACCATGCGAGCTGATTTGGCTGGCGCCACTGTGCTCAGCGCACAGATGTTCCTGTACTGCTTCGCAGGTAGCAGCATCCCAGCTGACCTCACGTACAAGTGGAGCACGACCGCAACAATCGCCGGTACGTTCCCTAATAATGGGTTCGGTGGAGCTGACGTTAAGAACCTGTGGCAGGCCAACAGCTGGAACGGCTTTGACATCTCCTCACAGATGGCGAACATCATCAACAGCAATGCCAACTCGGTACTGGGCGGATCGTACAACTTCAGCGACTCGGCTTCCGGCTTTCGTGGCTATGGATTCAGTGCAGCATACCGTCCCTATTTGCAGGTCACTTACGCTGTGTAATTACTCATTACGTTGTCTAACTTAAGAGGGGCAGATGCCGAATACGTCTAAATTAGCGCTGCCCTATCCGGCATTATCAGACGCTCCGAACGGTCCGTTAGCATTACAGAACTTAGCACAAGCAGTCGATAACCTCGGCATCCTTGGTGGTAAGCGGCGTACCGGCATCAGCTCGGCTGTCAACACAATCGAATCGATCGTCTGTGACACACAGACTCTTTCACTCGCGGCTAACAGTGTTTTTCTCATTGATTTCTACTGTGCTTTCACTGTCACAATAGCCGCGACTGATGTCACCATGCGAGTAAGGCTGACCAGTGTATCGGGAACGATCGTCGGTGAAGCCGCTGCCTTCGGTGTCTACGTCTCACCACAACCTAACCATGGGCATGTCTCTCTTCTTTATAAGACGACAACCGCGGAGTTGGATTATTTCGCGGGATCTATCGTGCGTATCGCTGGTACCGGTAATGCTAACGCCATAGTTCCGACCGCTATCACAGTGACGAACCTTGGTCCGAGTACGATCATAGGTGATTTTTGAGAGCATGATCAACTACTTGTTGTTACTCATAATTTTGGCGTAGAATGCGTCAGCATGCGTTTGGACATCATAAGCTCTACCTGTTTTAGTGTAATAATGATGCTCAGTCTGTGCCCGTTTACAAGACAAGCAACAGCGATTCGGCAGCTTATGTGATACGAGATTAGGGGCCTGAAGTAGGTGCTTACGAGGGCAGTGTGTTTTATGTGACACTTTCTTATGAGAAATACCTGCCATGATTTCTGAGAAATGCTGATCTGATCCGCTCTGAATATCATAAGCCTTACCTATTGTGTTGTAATAGCGCTCAGTTGACATCGCGCGATTACACGATAAACAGTTACGATACCCTTTTGTATTAGTGCATGACACTAGATTTGGTTCTTGGAGGAGATGGCCTCGAAGACAGTGAGTCAAATTGCGGTTATGATTTGTCTCATGAATACTCGTATCAAGCATGTTATCAGAACGCGTTCCCCAAGACAAATGCTCAGGACGATTATCAAGTTTACCGTTAGGCCCATGTAAGCATTCCATATTTGGCGCAGGTTGCGGTCCAACAAAAGCACGTAATACTAAGTCATGCACGCATTTACATTGTCGATTACCAGTCATATTTAAGATGACAGCTAAATATCCGTGCGATCCGATTGCAGGCCGTAAGATGCATCCTGATAAGAATCGGCGTACGTCAGTTTTCGTCAGTATCCAACGATCTAAACTTCGGACCTGGCCATGATCAGATACTTCGTAGTAACCTTCGTATCCGACAACAGGTAGCCACTGTTCGGTGTCAGAGGTAGACTCGCTCACGTTCGGCCTGCTCTCTCAGGTTGAGCCACACCCCAGGGCGGTTGCTGCCGTCGCTGGGGTTTCTTACTGTCCGATCCTACCATCTTCTACGGCGGAGAGATCGGTGGTGATTTTTAAGTGAGTGACATCATCAGACAAGGTACCGACTGTTGGATCACCGCTAACAACCTGATCGACGTGCGCACCGGCCTGCAAATGAACGTCACCGGTTACAAGGTAACTGGAGTAGCACGAGCACGCTATCAGCGTCGGGTACTCGGCCGCCGAATCTATCACTACCGGATGCTCGATCCTATCGTCGCTACGTGGAACACCACGCCGACCGGCACTGACGGAGTGGCGACAGCCGGCACTAACACCATCATGACGTCTCAGCCGATCGATCAGGTGCAGCTACACATCACGCCGACTCAGACAGAGACCTGGCGATGCCCGCTGGTGCTTATACAAGCTGAGTTGATCGACCCGGTAACAGGTTTTGTTGCTCGAATTATAGATGAGATCTTCGAGGTGTCTTTTGATGCTGATAATGACTAGGGAGCGGCATGCCTGAAGAGCCGGATGGGTTTAATACCGGAATACAGATAGAGGTGGGAGCGACTGTCACTCACCCTCTCGGCACCACATTTGATGATGAGGGTAAACCGATCCCACCGAAGGATGATGAGTCATGACTGTAGGGCTAGCGGCTACTACCGCTGCTAATGCGTTTCTCAATGTGTATCGAGCGACCAATATCACCGCTCCTGCCAGTGGGATGTTCATGAAGTTGCATACAGCTGACCCTGGCGCTGCCGGTACGACCGCGACCAGTGCGGTGACTACGCGTAACGCGGTGACCTGGGCTGCGCCGTCCGGTGGCTCCATGGCACTGTCCTCGATCTCTGGCTATTCAATGACCGCTACCGAGACCATCACGCATGTGAGTTTTTGGGACTCAGCTACTGTAGGCAATTTCTGGCAGAGTGCGGCGCTCACTTCCAGTCAGGCGGTAATCAACGGATCTACACTCAATTTTACCACAATTACGCTGAGTTTTACGCCGATTGCTGCCTAATACTTGCAACAAGCTTTGCAGCTATTCTAGGAAGGTTGCTGAATGGCATTGACATTAGGTCAAAGTGGTCAGCTTGTTGCTGACGTGTCATTTAACGCACGTGTCCGAGCAGTGATAGTCAAAGTTTCGGTGACGATCGAGCTTGAAGCTCAGGGTGCGCAGACATCAGCGGTGTGGGCTAAGCGTCGGGGGCAGGCGAATTTGATTCTTATGAGTCCCGATTCACAACTGCCTAGATTTGTTGCGTTAGTCGCATCTGATCCGGCATCGTCACTGAACTGGTTCAATCCGGTCAACATCGCATCATCAACGAATGCCAACCCTTCGGTGATCACGACGGCTGCCGCGCACAGCCTTACCTCAGGTGATGTAGTGGAGATCTTGAATCATCTTGTGAACACCAGCGCTAACGGTACCTGGGTGGCGACAGTGCTCAGCACCACTACGTTCTCCATTCCGCAGCCTGCCAACGGTGTGGGAGCTGCGACCGGCACTGTGCAGAAAATGGAAACCGATACCAACTTGTTCAACACAGTCAACAATTCATGGAATGCCATGGCCGGCATCGCGACGGGAGAATAGTGGCTAAATTCAAGTCGTTTCCGGTGCCGATTCATATAACTGATGTTCCACTCGTACAGCACAACGGCTTCATCTATAAGTGTACTGGGTGCGATGCTGATATTCCCGATGGTACGGCTGTCTACGAAACGGTCGAAGACGGGAAAGTGATCGGGCTGCGTATGCGCAGTGGCACCGCTCCTGATGGACCGATCATCCATGAGTGCGGGGAGGTCGGCTAGTGGCCGTTCAGTATTGCATCTCCACTGGTGCGGCTACCATGGTGGCAGCTACCGCCAAAACGCTGATCGAGATCCCCAGCGCGTCAACGATGCCTTTTGTGGTGTACAAAATGGAGGTAACCAGTGGAGCGACGGCAGCCGGATCGCTGACGCTGAGCTGGTGTACCTATACAGTGACCGGCACTGGCACTACATATACCCCGCTGAAATGGGGTGTTGACCAGAGTGTCGCCGCGGTACTGGGTACTGTGAAGATTCTTGACACTGTCGAGCCTACCTCAGTGGCCATTCTTACCACACTGTTGATCCCATTGCCCGGTATGTACTCCATTATTGATCCGTTCGGCCGGGAGACTTATCAGCCTATCTCCGTGCTTCGGTGTCTTCGTGCAACTTCTACGCTGGCCAGCCCAGTGGCTATTAACCTGTATATCGAGCAATAATGCCTACGTTATTCAACAACTTCGAGGGCGGCCCCGACGGGACTACCGTCACAACCGGCAACTCGAACCAGAGCGGAACACAAAGTCCCTTCGATATCGCTCGGGTGGGTGGGACAGGCGTACTTCTGCAATACGCGAGCAGTGACCTGGCCGCGCTGAGCAGGCCCACAGCAGAATACGTGCTGAAAACTGCGAGTGGCGCTGGTACAGCAACCACGTTTCCCACGGTCGCATGGACGTCATCGATGGGGACACAGGCAGAGATATGGACCCGGTTCTACGTGTATCTTACGTCGACAGCAACGAACACCAACAATGACCTCGGGTTGTTTTCCACGTATACCGTAGCGAACGCCGCGCACGGTGTCAGCGTTGCTCTGTCCACTTCGGGAGCTAACAAGGGTCAATTTTATCTTTACAACCATAACACGGCCACAACCTACACTCAGGCCGGATTGGTCGCCACTGCTAATACGTGGTACCGAATAGAATGCCACTTCCTCCTAGGCACTAGTGCCGGCATAGCTGACCTGCAGGTATTTATGGGCGTCAATGTCGACGGTGACGTGCCGAACGTGTCGCAAAGTGTGGTCTCCCAGAACTTCGGTACCACGACAGCGAATATATTCAGTCTCGCCGAAGACGTGATCTATCAGACGAACCAACCGAATACTTATTTCTCGAACTGGGAGCTGAACACCACGGGATACCCAGGCCCGGCACCGTTTCGTGCGGGTCTCGGTTCACCAAGCGGAGGGCTTACCAACCCAGTAGCGATTCATTCTGACATAAGCTAGGCGGTCTTATGGCTCGCGGTGGCGCCAGCGGGCAACCCAGCCGTCTGCAGTTCATCTATGATCCGTATTCGTATCCGACGTGGCGTCTGTTCGATGCCTTCGCTGATGTCGCTGCGGTTACCACCGCTGCTGCGACAGTCACCAGTGCATTAGCGCCCAACAATGTCGACACTGCCACGACCATTACATCGGCAGCGACAGTCACCGCTAACGTCACGATCACTGGTGTGGTAACTTCGGCTACTACAGCCAGTGCCACCGTCTCGGCAAGCTCAACCCCTCCTGTTTCGCCGGTACTCGTCACGGCTTACGAGACCGACTCCGATTTTCCGCTGACAGCGTCGCCGAAGACGATATCAGTCACAGTCAACGCCGGTGATGTTCTCGCTGTCATCGCCTACAGCCAGTCCACTGCGGTCACGTTCAGCGCTCCGACTGGCGGCACGGGTCTCACATACACGCTGGCGGCATCGGTAGTCAACGTCACAGGTACCAACAACATTTATCTGTGGACGACGAATAAGTCTGCTACTAACCAGACTTTCACACTGTCGGCGGTAAACAGCGGTGGTGGCGCAAGCGGCATTGTCGCTTACCAGTTCAGCAACAGCAACGGCGCTGGTGTGGCAACCGCTACCAGTAACGCATCCTCAGCGGCGCCGACCGCCAGCCTCACCACAACAGCTCCTAACAGCTTGTGCGTGTTCGGTGCTAACGACTTCAACGGTGGCAGCACTGCTGCGACGTATCTCACGTCTGGCGCAGTAGTCTCGGATACATTCGTCATCTTCGCGACGCACTACACTTCTTACGGCGCACATTACAAAAACGTCGGCACAACAGGCGCCAAAACGTTGGGAATGTCGGCGCCGAGTTTCCCTTACTCGGCTGTCGCTGTCGAGATCATCGCGCTGACGATCGTTGTCAATGCGGTCACCACAGCTGGCACAAGTATTGCGGCTAGTCGGACTGACACAGCAGTTCTCAGCTCTGCCGGTACTGCTAACGCCAGCATCATCGCAACTCGGTCTGATGTAGCCGGCCTTAGCTCAGCCACTACTGCCAGCGCATCAGTGTCTGCTGTTGTCGTCAGTAATGTTAACGTCAGTTCAGCGACAACTAGCGCAGCAGCACTAACAGCTGCTCGTACCGACACAGCGGCAATCAGCTCGGTTACTACAGCCAGCATATCTATTATTGCCAGCGCCATCAATCCTGGCGTCGTCACTGCCGCTACTACTGTTGGGTTCACATCCGCGGCATCACGTACCGACACAGCTAGTCTGACGAGCGCCAGCACTGCGGTTACTTCGATCACCGCAGCGCGCACTGACACTGCGGCAGTCAGCGCAGTTACAACGTCAGCAGCGGCAGTTACCGCGGTCTATGCCGTAGCCGTCAGCACAACCACAACAGCCAGCGCCAGCATCTCAGCGGCTGCTGTAGGGCCGGCAACCACTAGCCCGGTTACTACGACTGCAGCCAGCGTTGTGGCTAGCCGGACTGACACAGCAGCTCTAGCCAGCACAGTCACTGCGGCTGCCAGTGTGGTCGTTACTCGGGCTGACAGCGCCACACTGACCAGTTCGACAACTGCAGCAGTGTCAACCGCTGCAGCTCGTACCGACACTGCAGCACTGACCTCAGCGACAACAGCTAGCACCACGGTCACCGGGCTTTCGGTGGCTCCTGTTGCTCCGGTGTTCGTCGCCAAGTACGAAGGCTCGTGGACGACCACCACCAGCCCTAAGACGGTCTCTGTCACTACTGCTGTCGGCGACGTGCTGGTCGCGTGCGCTACCTGTTTCACGACAGAGACCATCTCAACGCCGACCGGTGGCACCAGCCTTATCTGGTCTCTGCCACAGTCCATGGTCAATGTTACTGGTCGCAACACGCTCTACGCCTGGACAGCGACTGCGACCACTGCAGAAACATTTACCTTCTCTATTGCTCGGGCTGGCGGTACCAAAGAGTGGGGTTTCACTGTCGAGCGGTTCTCGTCATCGACAGGAATAGGCAACAGCGCGATAGGCAATGGGGCTTCAGCAGCACCGACGCTAGCTATTACAACGACAGCCGCTCATTCTGCTGTAGTTATCTTTAACGCCGACTTCAATGCTGCTGACGGTGCTTCTCGGGTGTGGCGTACCGGTGCCGGCGCCTTCACTGAAGAAACCTACAACTTCCTTTCCACTAAATACACTGTCTACGGTGGGTTCCACGCTGATGCCGGCTCAGCAGGATCTAAGACAGTCGGCCTCACTACTCCGAGTCAAACTTATTCGATCGTCGCAGTCGAAGTTCTCGCGGTTACGACTACCATTGTTGCGTCGACAACAGCCAATGCGTCGATTGTTGCGACTCGAACTGACACTGCAGCTCTGGCCAGCGCGACAACTGATAGTGCAGCGATCACAGCAAGCCGTACCGATACTGCGGCACTGACTAGTTCGACTACTACAGCCAGCACGGTTACCGCTACTCGTACCGACACTGCTGCTGTCAGCACTACGACTACTAGCGCGACGGCCGTCAGCGCTGGTTATGCGGTCTCAACCAGCTCCACTACTACAGCTGGTGCCAGCGTCTCCGCTCTGGCTGTAGGGCCTGGCGCAGCTACCGGCAGCGCGGCCAGCACAGCTCTGGTCACCGCTACTCGCTCTGACAGCGCTGCGCTGACCGGCACGACAACCGCGGCTAGCTCGGTCATCAGTACCCGGACTCAGACCGGCACTGTTAACTCGGCTACGACTAGCACAGCTTCCCTGACAGCGACACGGACCGATGTTGCAGCATTGGCCAGCACAACGACCGCCAGCAGCTCTGTCTCTGCTGTGGTCGGCGGCGTTGGTCTTGTCAGCGCAACGACTACCAGCTCAGCCACGCTGGCCGCGCATCGCACCGACACTGCAGTGCTGGCCAGTTCGACTACCGCTGCAGCGCTGGTTACAGCGACGCGTACCGATCGTGCATCAGTCAGCGCAGCGACCAGCACATCGGTCCTTGCGCTGGCCGGCCGCGCTGACGCCGCGGCGCTGACAGCGACCACTACCAGCTCAGCGCTGCTCACGGCTCGGCAACTGAAGTTCGCTGACGTCTCAGTCCTCACGCTGGCCAGCGCTGTCCTGGCAGCGACCGTTTACACCCCGCCACCGTGGCCACCACAAGTCGGCTCGGTCACGCTGACCTACACCGTGGCGGTAGGCGCGGTAGCTCTGACACAGCTCAGCCAGGACACGGTACTCGTCAGTAGCTCAGCTTCAGGTGACACATCACTGAGTGGCACTGCAGTCGGGGACACCGATATATCAGGTACGACTCAAGGTGACACGGAGATCATTTAATGGACACCAAAGAGAAGCACATGGCGGATGACGCTATCTACGACATATCGCACGGTTACAACGAAGCCGCGTTATCGGTGTTGCGAGCGCTTGTAGAGACCGGTGTACCTCGTGTGTTGTTTATTCCGATGAGTCGGGAGGTCAATGAGTGACCATCCTTCTCGCCGCGCTATTCGTTATTTGTCTCGCCGCGACTATCGTCATATCATCAACCAGGACACCACTGAAGCAGGCGATCACTGGTCGCGGCTGTTTGAGCATTACAACCATTACGGGCAGGATTCTGTAATGCCGTGGGTAATGCGTAAAACTCCAATAGAAGTTAGTGGCGGATGGACCGTTTCTACCCTGCTGGAATACATCAATGCCCGCATTTCTGACATGGAGCTACGCAACCAACAACGGTTCGAGGCACAGATCGATGCAAGCAACTCTCGTAGTGCTGATATGGAGTTACGTCAGCAGCAACGGTTCGAGGCACAAACTAAAGCAATCGAAGCTGCTATCACCGCTCAGCGGACGGCTATCGATGCGGCATTGATCGCGGCGAACCAAGCGACTGCGAAAGCTGAAGTAGCTACTGAGATGCGTTTTGTAGGAATCACCAGTCTACAGAATACAGTGACTACGCAGATGGCATCTCTTATCACACGTAAAGAAGCTGAAGCGTTAGCTAACCGTAATACCGAACGTATCCAAGAGATGACGACTCGATTACAGGCGTTCGTCCCTCGTGACGTGGTGATGGCTGAGTATGACCGCATATCCGTTCAAGTACAAGACATCGCTGATCGACTCACACGAAGTGAAGGCAAAGGTGCCGGCATCAATGCGCTGTGGGTATACATTCTTGGCGCGGTTGCGGCTATCGGCACTATTGTGTCACTCTATATCGCTTATAAATAGGAGGGCTATAGTGTTCCGAAAGCTCTACCTAGCATGGAAGAAAACACAGACTCCGGTAGTGTTTCCGATTGCTCTCCTAATCGTTGGGATTGCTGCACTGATACTCGGTGATGGCGCGTCTAAGAGTTTTGCTAATCTTGGCGGTGCTGTGGTCATCCGCATTATGGGTGCTCTGTTGGTCATCGGAGCTATGCTGACGATCGCTAGTGTCATCAAAGCTTCTGCATTATGGGAAGTATCCGGGTTGGTGCTTCTCGCTCTTGGTTGTGCGATATTCGGTGGTGGAGTCGTGCTGGGTTTGCACACTCAAGGGCTCATCGCCAGCATCGGATACACCGGCATTGCTATAACCTTGCTAGGGAGAGTCTTTTTTCTGGTACATGCTGCTCCGAAGCAACCGACTTCGCTGCTGTGAATCTCGATGCTCTGACTGTTGTGGTCGCTGGCCTCGCTGCACCTGCTGTAGCTTTGTTGACTTACCTGTTCAGCCGCCGCGGCCAGCTACGCCAGCTCAATACCACTTCAGATGCTGCGATCGTCACCTCAGCCTCTACGCTGGTCACTCAGCTGCAGACGCAGGTGCAGATCCTCACTGAGGCGCTGGAGAAGCTGGACACCCGGCGTAGCGCTGATCGGACCGACTTCGCCAACCAGCTGGCCAGATCCAACAGTGAGACCTCGCGCTTGGCAATGTTGGTTGCTCAGCTTCAGACCGACTTGGTCATAGCCAACGGTCAGATCGAGGCGATGCGCAAGCGAGTCATAGCACACCCTGACGTGACTGATCCTGAGGTTGGTCGTTAGATAGTCCGGTGACCACCTACCTCCCAGCGCCGACAGCGCAGCGCAGCTCAGTCGGTATCCAGCGTGCGGTGTGCTACCGAATCCGGCGCAAGGACCTCGCATCGAGGATCTACCGCTGCCTGGGGTGCTCGCGGTGGAAACCGCACGTCATCGCCACCGCGCGGCTGCTGTGGCTGTGCGAACTGGCGGTCATGTCGGCGATGCCGGGAGTGTCTCTGGGTGTGAAGCAGGTGATGGAGCATCTTGCACCGGCCGTCCGGGGTGCTGTGGTGACCGTGACTGCGGAGTGTGTCAGTCAGCACGGCCGGTACTGGGAGTGGGACATCGTCGTCCGAGACGAGCATGAGGTGCTGGCACTGTGCACACTCGGATTCGTAGCTGAGATCGATGCTAAAGATTACACCGAACGCCGAATTGATCCGAAACTCGCTGTACGCAGCATTAAGCTTATCTGGTGGCTGCACATTCTTGACGCACTTGTGATCACTCTACTGGTAATAGCTCCACTAGAGCTGCTTTACGCAGCACATAGCGAGACTTCATTGCTGGCTATTGAGATCACTCTGATAGTAGGCTGGTTTATCGCACTGACCGGACTACCTTTCGCCATTGTCGACTATCTCACGATCCGTAACAGACTGCCGTTATCGCGGCACACCAAGATCGGTAACCCCAAGAGGAGAGCCACATGACCACCCCTGATCTAACCTCAGCCAAGCCTGTCCATGACATCGCCAACGTAGTAGGCATCGGCGTCGGCCTCGCCACTACTGTGCTCACCGCAGCACTCAGCAGCGGCCTAGTCCCTAAGGCACTCGTACCAAAGGGTGGCGCACTGGTCGGCCTGCTGAAGCTGCTACCGGCTGTCGTGTCCGGCGTGATGGTGTTCGTCGCTGCTAAGACTGTCGCGGTGCAGGCCACTCCGCTGGTAACTCCGGTATCCACTATTACGACGATTCTCAAGACACCGGCTAATGCCATCGACTCGCTTAAGGGTCTTATCGGCAACATCCTCTAACATGTGGCCGTTCACTAAAACAACTCCAGCGACGCCGACTCCCGACATCACACCACAGATCGAAAATCTCACAGAGTTACTCATCGAAATGCAAGCCGCACTAGTCTCATGGAAGGCGACAATGTCCGCTGTGGATGACCTGGTGACCGAACTAGAAGACGCCATCACAAAGCTCACCGCTGAACATCAGGCTGACCTCACAACCAAAGCCGATACAGAGAACAGCGTAGTGCAGCGCCTGAAGCCGCTAGCAGACCAACTGCAGACGCTGGCCAACCCGCCAGCGGCATCAGGTGGGGACGCAGCGCCTCCTGCTGCGGGCACTGAGGCAGCGAGCACGACGCAGGCTGATGTCACGGGTACGCAAGCACCAGGAGCACCGGCTACCTCCTGATCAAACCAGTATCGTGCGCGGGGTTGGTGTCTCTCCTGGTGAGGCATCAGCCCCGCGCCTATTTTTCGTTAGGAGGCTAGATGCCGTTGCTTGGACTTGACTATGCCGGTGGTGTACCGAGTGCTGCTGCGATCAAAGCTGCTGGATACGGGTTTGTAGCTAGATATTTGACTGATGGTGGCCCAGGGCTTCCTGGTAAGCTACTGAAGAAACCCGAATACGATGCGTTGGTCGCTGCTGACGTAGCTGTCGTAGTCAATTACGAAACCACTGCGGACCGTATGAAGCGAGGTTATGCGGCTGGTGTTGATGATGCTACTTCAGCTCAAGCAACGCTGGAAGGAATCGGCTATCCGGCAGACGAACGTCCGGTTATGTTTTCAGCGGATTGGGATGCAACGGAGTCGGATCAAGTAGCTATCGACAGCTATCTACGTGGTGCTGCGAGCGTAATCGGTGTTGATCGAGTCGGCATTTATGGCGGATATTACGTAGTCAAACGTTGTCTCGACAACGGAACGGCTACGTGGGCATGGCAAGCCGGTGCTTGGTCTGGTGGGCAGATCGAACCGCGTGCGCACATCTACCAGCATATTGTGACTGTGGTAGTCGATGGTATTCCTTGTGATGTCAACGAAGCAATGATGCGCCCTGACTTCGGTCAGCATCCGTATACCCGAGTAGCCCGACAAGAGGATGACAACGTGCAGAACTTTTTCATCAGTGGTAAAGGTCGTAAGGTCATCATTTGCCCTACTGGATCAGCCTCAGCCGACCGGCGACTCGCTTGGCTGTCGGCATCCACAGTAGCGATGACCGGTCCTGGTCAGATCGATGTCTACGCACAGAGCGACGCTGCCGGTGTTAACGCCTGGACCTGGGATGACAAAGTGCTGACACCGAATAAAGACAACCTCACGTCACGCGCATGGGTCGAAGTCAAAGACGGCACTACGCATATGGTGATTACTTGGGATCTGACGTCATGCCCAGAGGGCGCCACGCTGTGTCTCGAAACGAGAGCGACCGTCTGATGGCCTTTACGAGTTTTGATAAGGCAATTGCTGCTACAGTGCTTGCCGGTGCTACAGCCGTATTGGCTGCCATCCCGTTCCAACACGCGCCACCACCATGGGCGATCATCGCTACCGCAGTGCTTACTCCAGTAGCTGTGTTCTTCAAGAGCAATGCCGAACCGACACCAGAGCCACCGCAAGAAACCGGCGTGATGACGTCATGGAATTCGAATACGTATTCTAATATCGTTGCTATCGGCGGTGCGACTTACACCAACCTGCCGACCACTGATTATGCAAATCTGACTACTGGCGTTGTCAACGTCGCTAAAATACCATCAGGATATGTCATCACAGGCATGGCTGAGACCACTGGCGCGCACGGAGCATTACCGGTCGTGCCGAAAGCCACGCCTGGCGTGCCACTCGACACCGGTCGATCAGACAAGATCTTTACAGGTGGCCAGATCCCAGCACCACCAGAACCCAACACAGCTAAGTACCAACCGCTGGTGCCGCCAGTGGCCGCGGACCAACCTAACGAGCCAACAACGTAACCTGAAGCCATGCGACGGATCATCAGGTTTGTTCGGATCATGCTGGCTGATGAGCTTCGATACTTCGCTGACTTCCTTGATCCAGACTATGAGTTTGTTCGATCAAAACTTCTGGTGAAGTAGTCTGATGGCATGAGACACACTGTGATAGCGGCGGCGCTGGCGTTTGTGATCGCCAGTGGGCTGGCGATCGGGAGCATGACGATGTGTGGTGATACGCCTGGCTTCTGCCCCAACCCACCAACCACCAGCGCGCCTGCCGACGCCGGCACGACGGGTGTCAGCGGTGACTGGTGATCGCACCTGTCGTCTTGTCCGAGCTGGCGCCCTACATCTCCCGTGACGGCTCTGTGGTGGCTCCTGGCTGCTACGGGGTGAGCCATGGTGTCGGTATCGTCGGGGAGCTGGTGCGCCATGCCACGGACTCTTGGGCTGGACACTGTTTTCTACACTTAGGCAACGGCCAGATAGTCGAAGGCCATACTCTGGTGGCTCGGGTGGTCTCCGCAGACAGCCATCCTGACGCGGTGTGGAACATCCACGAGTCACTCAGTGATGACCAGCGTCTTGCCATCATTGCCAAAGCTCAAGCAATGGTCGGCACTCCGTATGACTACGCTTCGTATATCGGCTTCGCGTTGGAACTTCTGAAGCTGCGGACTGAGGCGCAGCTTGATCGAGTGTTTCAACAGGACAGCTGGCGGGTGTGCTCAGCGTTGGTCGCCGACTGCTACCGCCACGCTGGCATCGTCATCGACACAGGTGCTCAGGCTGCCAACCTGGTCAGTCCAGACGACCTCTACCGAAGGATCGTGAGCCAGTCGTGACCATCTCGGAGATCTTCACCTCAGCACTGCCACTACCTACTGACGGCCACCCGGTGCCACCTAGTGGAGGCCCGTATTACGGAGGGCCTGACTATGGCACGCCCAACGGACCAGGACCCCAGCCGCCCGCGTCGACCGGCTGGAGTTGGTGACCAATAGAAACAAGCCCTGACTGGCTACTGGGGTCCGGTCAGGGCTTGCTCTAGCAACTGTAAACAGCTCCAGCTTCGCGTGACGAAGCCTATCAGACGATCCCGCCACAGGTGAACTCGGTGCAGGGGTCCTGTGGAGCGACGAGCGCTGCAGCACCGATCGCCAGCGCACCGGCCACGAACACCGCGGCCAGCACGCCCCTAAGCCTGCTCATTGAATGCCTTCTGTACCTCGCTGGGGATACGGCCGCGGTCACTGACGTTGTAGCCAGCCTTGCGAGCCCACTCCCGGATGGCTGCGGTCTGCTCACGACTCTGGCGCATCGAGGTCGACACATGGCTCTTACCGCTGGCAGACGCCACCTTACCGACCTTGCGGGCTGACTCGATGAAGCCACCGATAGCCGCGTGAAACTCTTTGACGTTCGCCTCTGACAGGTCGATGGCGTAGCTCGTGCCGTTCACCGCGAAAGTAAACTCACCTGCCGCCTCAGTCCCGTCGATGTCATCTACCCGTGTCTGTACGAGTGCCATAAGTTCTCCCCTTTGTCGAAGTGATTAGCGCCGACAATAGCATGATCAGTGAGTCACCTCGACTGGCTGGGGGTTGTTCTGCAGGTTCTGCCCCGCAGTCGGGGGTTGAGGAGGACTGGCGGGAGCAGGCGCAGGCACTGTTTCTGCAGGTGGCGGTGGTGCCACAATAGGCGGCAATGGTTTGGTGATGTCACAGACCAGCTCGGCCTTGACAGCCGAATTGTCTGGTGTGGTGATAGGCCCGCCAGTCTGTGCACCGATGATCTGACCAGCACGGATCTGTAAGCACAACCGCACCAGAGCAAGCCGCTCCTGATCAGCGGTCGGTAGTCCTGAAGGGGAAGGTTCGTGACAGAGCAGCCCGACAGCCACACTGCCCACAGGACACTCAGGAGTCGTTGACTGCGGAGGCGCTGGTGCGGCAGGTGGTGGGGGAGCAGGAGCAACTGGTGCTGGCTGTGCTCTATGCACTGGTGGTGTCGGCTTAGTCGGCGCTGGCTGTGGTGCTGGAGACACAGGAGCTGGCGTAGGCGTTGGTGCCGCATTGGGATCAGGAAGACAGAACAGCCCGACCAGCGTGCGGCCAGGCGCGCAGGGGTCTCCTGGGGCAGCGACAGCAACGCTCATGCCCGAGCCGACCAGCAGGGCAGAACTTATGATCACTATCAAGCCTCTAGGTGTGCGCATGCCATACCTAACGTCGTCGGACGCTAACGGATGTGCACCCTAGCGCGATTGACACGACATGAAGCGAATCTTGACAGCCCTAGCGCTGACCGGCGCCGCGGCGCTGGCCGGCGCGAGTCCCGCACTGGCCTCGACTGCCGCATCGACTGGCGAAGTGTCACACAGCACGTACACCAGCGACCGTGATGACTGCCACTGGCAGTATGACTGGCGTTGGCATCGCTGGTATGCCCAGTGTGAGCCACGCCGGCACCAAGGCGATGGCGACCGTGACGACCGCGGCGGGCACCACCGCGACTGGCGCTAAACAGGATACTCACGTGGATCAGGCACCGGCACACAGTCGGTACCATCTAGCGTGCTCTGATAATCCCACCTGCGATACCCAACTGCAATCTCTTCTACTGCTGTGACCAGCGCCAGCACATCTTCGACTGTCGTCCCGACTCCTACTGAAGCTCGTACCGCGCCTGGTACTTGGGTAGCTCGTCCTAACCGTCGATCAGTAGCGATAGCTAGAGCTTCATCGTCGCTCATATCGAGAAGATGCATCATCAGCGGATGCGCACAGAAACAGCCATGTCGGACACCGATGCCGTACTCCGCTGACAGGATTGCAGCCAACTTCGCGTAAGGCACGTTATACAGGTTAAACGTAAGTATCCCGACCTGTGGGTGATCTGTTGGCCACATTCGATAGAATTTAATGCCGGGTATCGCCGCTAGGCCAGTGCGCAGTACGTCGATCAGCATGGCTTCTCGCGTGGCTATCTTCTGTAAGTCAACTGACATCAATGTTCGGCAGGCTTGAGCTAACGCTACCGCTCCCAGCACATTCGGTGATCCTGCTTCCTGCCGATCCGGCAGCTCGGACCACAGCACGTCTTCAACACGGACGAAGTCCACCGCACCGCCACCGGCTAGGAACGGCTCTCCCTCCTCCAGCCAGTGACAACGTCCAACCAGCACGCCGGCACCGTAGGGCGCGTAGAGCTTGTGGCCGCTGAACGCAATGTAGTCCACATCACTGGCAGTCAGATCGATCAACTGATGTGGTGCCAGCTGTGCGGCGTCAAGTAACACACGAGCGCCATACTGGTGAGCTAGTTCAGTGATCTTATGATAGGGCCAGATTTCGCCAGTGACGTTACTAGCACCAGTGACCACCACTAGAGAAGCTTGAGGATATATGCCTTGGAATGCTATCTCTAATCGACTAAGAGCTTCATCAGAATTAGTGGGGATCGGCAGTGTGATCACATAACGACGTCGAGGTGGGAGCAGTGCGGCATGATGTCCCGATGCCCAAGTCACCACAACAGCATCCTGTGGCAGCATGGAAATCAATAAGTTGATCGAATCAGTAGTGTTGCGGGTGAACAACACACAGTCATCCGGACGAGCATTGACGAAGCTGCGTACCGTTTCTCTTGCATCTTCATATGCCTTTGTCGTAACTTGCGACTTCCAGCCGGCGCCACGATGCACTGAGCTGTACCAGGGCAGCAACTTCTCAACAGTTTGATGAACCGACAGCAGGCAGGGTGTGGACGCGGCATAGTCGAAATTTCGATATCGGCAGATACCGCCTGTCACCAGCGGCACGAGAACATCATCACCGACCAGCGGCAGAGTCGTCATGCGTTCCTAACGTCGAGTAGGACGAAAGGATACGAAACCCCTACCGGACAGCTCAGCCGGTAGGGGTTCGTCGTTGTCTGGGCAACCGATCGTGGTCAACAGGTGCCCAGACAACATCGACATGGCTACTCTGTGACCTGCACTACCAACTCACAGAGGAGTCATGTCGTGGCAGAGCGTAACAGACTTGTCCTACCGGCCACCTGCCAACTCCATGGCATCGCGGGTTTCACCAATCTCGGCTTCCGCTACACCGGCAGCACTTTGATCATCGATCCGCACGCAGTCGGGGCTTGCACCACCAGTCTGTGTGGTGAGAACGTCGAAGCTCTGCTGCACTCCCTGCAGACCTGGCTGGGCTTCGGTGCCGCACCCCGGCGCGACATCGCCAACGGCTGGGAAATGCCTCGCCAGGGCAGCGCTACGCCACGCGTTGCGCGATAGTTCCAGATACTCGATCAGCCGCTCTAACCAGCGCTCCTGCTCTTCAGGAGTACATGTTGCGTAGCCCTTGCTCAGCACTGTCGAGATCAGCGCGACGCACGCGTTCCAGCGGTGGTTGAAGTGTGCTGAGGTGATCTCATCCAACAATACTGAGCTGGGCGGAAGGGCGATCATGCTAGAGCCTCCGGGGTCTGGGGAGACGGACAAACCGCACAGAGCATATCCTTGCGATGACGGAGAGTGTTACTACTGCCGGCGACCGCGCTACCTCGTGCACGCTCCTGAAGCCGACGTTGTGTGGTGTGGCTGCGGGTCAGCACGGGTGCCTCAACCACTTATCGCGCCTGACTACGCCACCTGGATGTGGGGCGCAGCCTCATCGTGATCCACGTCGTTAGCTACGCATCGTCGCACGTCGGGTCATCCTCGTTACACACCTGATCACAGGGAGTCTGTGGTTCGGGATGCTCAGCTGCGCACTGTTAACGGCGCTACCACCACGGGCGCTGGCGGTGCTGGTGTTCACCGCAGGACTGACGATGGCCAGCGGAGCGGTACTGGCGTCAGGACCGCGGCTACTGCGCTACCGATGGGTACGAGCCAAGATCGGATTGACTGTACTGGTCGCTGCAGCCGGCGCGACGTCACTGGCTCACCAATTCGCCGCTGCGACGGTGCTGCGGAGCTTCGGGGTGCTGATGTTGGCTACTGTGCTGGCGCTGTCTGTGCTGCGCCCTGGCCGGGTGAGATCGGTCTCTACAGGTCGACATCGAAGCTAGACTGTCTTCGCGAAGGTGGGTCCTTGCTGGGAGCTGAGGCTTAAACGACATCCCACCGGGTCGCTACCGGAAATCTTCGCCCATCTTCGTGTCAAGACCGGTGACCCGACCAGGACAGCGCCAGCGGCTCCCGCGGGGGAGGCTGGCCGCCGTGCTCTTTGAGCCACCAGACGACTGTCTCGTCATAGATCGGTGTCTCCCACAGCAACTCAGGGAGCCTGCCGGTCAATGGATCTTCAGGAAGTTCTAGCATGGCTGCGGAGAGTAGCGTATCGACTACGTCACCCGGTTCAGCGATCCCAGCGGCCATGCTTCTGCGACCTTGCTAGCGGAGGGGTCCGATCCTTCGGACCACCCATCCGATCATGAGCTCTGGCACACGCGCTGTCGTACATCTTGCGGTTACGGAATACGGTGCCTTTCTTGCCACAGCCACAAGCACAGCTCTTGTGACCGGCGAGTCGATCCTTAGCCTTCTCAACCGCAGATCTTGGCGATCCTTTCGGAGCATTCTCTCGGGCTCGATACTTCTGCTCTGTTGCCGTTCTCGTCCAACTGTCCCATCCCACGATCATCCTCCTGATCTAGATGTCGCTGATATCCGTTTCTGTGCTCACAGCAGCCGAGCTTGGTAGCGGTCATTCATTTTCTTTTAGCATGACTTGGACACCAATCTCGGCCGCCTTGGAAGGCCCAACCTGACTTCTTAGCCTCAGATCGCGCATTGAAAATAGTCTGATTTGAGTAAGACTGCTTAGATAGGCAACCTATCTCATCACACGTGATATGTACTTCTTTAGTTACTGTCATCAATGCATCCTGCCTTGGAACGTTCCTGAGAAGCTGCGACCACGGCCGCCACCAAGCAAGCTCAGTACCCATACCAGACCAAGCAACACGACACCGCCGGTCAACACGCTGGAGTAAGCCACCACAGCAGTAGCTACCGCGGTCAGCACACTGACGATCAACCAGACCACAATGCCGACCAGCGCGCATGCAATCGTGATGGTCACCGCAGCCGGTAGGTATCGCAGTCGGGAACGGTACGAAGCCGGCCGTCCTTCAGCTGCCCAAGTCGGGTAGAGCAACGTCGGTTCAGGAGCCGGTGATGGTACTGGTGTTACTCGGTTGGTGTTGTAGACAGCAGTAGCCGACATACCGCTGTCACGCAAGCAGGCCAGCGCGATGGCATGGATAGCTGCATCCTCACCATACTGCTTGATGACTTCCAATGCACCATAGCGCTGTATCAGCTCTAGGTCAGTCTCGTTATACGTGTTCATCATGCCCGTCAGCTTTCTTTGATGTTTTCGCACAGAACTCAGCTCGACGTCGGCAGTCCTCCATGCGTTGGTAGTCGCGATCTTTAGACGCTTTAGCCGCTTCGGCTTCCCAGATCTTCTGCCAGTCAGCCCACGACGGGTCATCATCGGGGCCAAGCAGCGAGGTCCACTCACTGCTCATATAATCGTCGTCCATTATTTGTCCTGTCTAGTATCACTTGTGGGTTTGTTCGATCGCATAGTGCCTGTCCAAATGTTGGTGTAGCGCCACGGATACTGAACTCTCAAGCCCACATCGATAGCATCTTCGTCACGCTCACCGGCATAGCTTCCGAATATCGCGTCGAGAAAGCTCATCCGAATACTCCAGTCCAGACAGTGAAGCCACCGATCACGAGAACCATAAACAGAGCACCGAGCTTGTACGCAGTCTTACGGAGCATCGGCGTAGCCTTGTGTAGCTCGTGCATGTGACGTCGATGCTCTAGTTGCACATGGCAGAATAAATAGCCAAGCACAGCGCCGAGTAACGCGGCACCGATCGCCTCAGTCCAGTCGATCATGCTGTCCACCTTTTCCATGCGCTGTCAGAATTCTTACGAGCAATACGAGCGAACATCATTGAATCTTCATAGGCGCGTGCCTTTGTTACGCCGCTGGCGTTGTGCTTGTGCCTCCCACTTCGGTACATGATTCGGGTTCTTGGTGTTCTCCAAGATGTTGTACGCCGGCCGAATCCTGGCGATCAGAATCGACTCTTTAACTTTCAAGTACCAGTAGAAGCAATCGCCGTGCCACAACCGAACTGCACCACCAGTATTGATCATGTCTTTCACTGCCTGGCGTTGCTCTTTCAAAGTTCTGGCATTGCGGTCATAACCAGGAATGAGGTCTGCCCACGGCTGCGGTTTACAGGAGTACTGACCACCACCGTAAGCATGTTGACGAACTCTCTCCTCCCACGGGCCGGCGTACTTACCGACATAGCCGATGTGAAGCTTCGGACGGTGCAACAGCCAGGTAGTCCGACCTTTCACGTCTTTCGTACGCAGACCGTAGACCGTGCCGTGCACCCGATTCCACTGCCTCATATCGACCTGCCGCACCCACCACACGACAGTGAGAAATCACCGGTCACGATCGAATGCCTCTCATTGACCTCACTTCCATTGCAATCGGGGTACTCGATCCAGTGTTCAGTGATAGCCGCCATCTCATCTTTGCTGGGCAGTGGCGAGTCGCTGGATTTCCGGTCGATCCTCACAGCCTGCCCCTAGCACGCGCTGCGTCACTTATTCTCTCCCAGCCCCTGACTTCTTCTGATCTTTCTCGATACTCTTTAGCAACTCGTTCATCACCTCGATTTTTATACTCTTCGGCACGCATCGCCAAGAACTCAGAATACCTCTGCTTACTCATCGCTTATTCTCCTTAGGTGTTTTCGCTCGCTCCCATGACCGGATGTTCCGATCGAACTGACGAGTCTCTGTGCGCTTGGCTTGCGCATTCTTGTGATTGTCAAACGAATTGCGTGTCATGAGATTTTCTCCACATGTGTAGTAACTCGCGAATCTTTGTAATTTTGCATCTTCCAAAAAGAAGCATCCCGAACAGCAGCACCAGATACTTCAGAATCATTACTCCCTCGGAACGTACGACTCGACTGACTTACGCCTCCATCTTCGAGTTTCCGAGTAAACACGCTACGCCATTCACTCATTTCGTTGCTCCGTTCGTCACTAACTCAAGCTCACTGGACACGAACTCGATCGTCTCAGGAAGAACCACAGGGGCAGCCCAGTACTTCTTTGACCACTCATGTATCAGCTTGGTGATACGCTCTCGCTCCTCATCTGGGCACCAACCCGAGCGGTAATGCCGGATCGATCCATCTTCGGTCTTCATGTACGCCTGGCCGGCGAACTCATCACCGATCGGGATCTTGTGCGCCGGATGCAGAGACGGTTTGAAACCCGCGGCGGTCACCTGCTCGTCAGAAGTAACCCGGAACATCGTGATATCAGAGAACAGATCACGCAAGACGCCGAGACCACCCTCTTTCTGACTGAGCTGACTACAGGCAACGCACACAAACCCGACGCCTAACCCTTGCGTCAGCAGAAACCGGAGGGCATCCTCCGCAGCCACATCCTGACCATTGATCTTGATCTTCTGTTTCTTCAGCATCGCCATGAACGTGATGATCTCGTCAACCAGAATCAACGTCAACGGCCAACGTACGTTCAGATCAGGTCTCCACTTACGCTCACCTGCCGCCTTCATCTCGGCTTGTCGAACAGCAAGAGCTTTCAGAGCGTTCTCCACGAACAACTTGCAGTTCAGAATGTTGTCCTCATACACGAACGCCCGACCCTCCAGGTTGAAGAACTCCATACCACCTTTAGGATCGATGCACCACAGAACGAACGGAATCTTCTGATCCACCAGACCTTTCAAGCGCATCCACACCTCCGAGGACTTCCCCGAACGCGAGGCACCGATCAGCAACCAATGCACCAGCTGATTCACTCTCACTAGCTTGTGCTGAGCATCTCTGCCAGTGTTCACAAAACCAGGAATCTTAGAAGTCGGAAGTGACTTGTGACTTACAGTCTGCTTGAACGGTTCACCGAAAGTCAGATCGATGCTGGTGAAATGACTGTAGTCAGGGTGCTCATAAGCACGGACGCCCTTGGCATGGACCGTACTGCAGATGCTGTTGCCGGCCTTGCCCTCGAACGCCTCCAGAGGCATCCCGACAGTGGTGCCGTCGACAGTGATCCGCATGCCGGTCGGGGTCTGACAGATCCTGGTACGCCAACGCTGTCTTGTCAGCGGCAACTGCCAAACATGCGCGTGGCACAGCCGCGGCCGGTGCAGCGCGACACCCTCAGTGCCAGTCGGACCCTTGCGTGCCTCCTCCAGTCCTGCTGAGCGGCACAGCTTGGGCCACTTGTGACGCAGGTAAGCCTTGCGATAGACGAACTTGACATCATCTGCTAAGGTCGGTGCGAGCCTACGGCGAGCACCGCTTGCGACGATAGAGCCCACTATGGCAGCTCCACCAGCCCCCAGCAGCCACCCTGGCAGCGTCAGATAGCACCAGAGCACCGCGAGTCCAGACGCCATCGGATGTCTCGCGCCGGCATGCAGCAGTCGCCACCACCCGTCTAGCGCTACCTCTGTCATGACGCTTTCACCTCTTTCAGTCGCCGATACAGCGTCTCCACAGAGATCCCCAGCTCGTTAGCCACACGTGCGTTGGTCCAGTCCGGGTGAACCCTGCGGCAGGCACGCACGTCAGCCGCGGTCACCTTGGTTCCTGGCGCTGCTACTGACACTGCTGGTCGCTGCCTGGGTGCCACTGCTACTGGCTTTGGGTACGTCACTACTGCTGTCTCTACTCTGGCTTGCGATGGGACACTGATCCGTGGAATATCTTCTGACCGTTCTACCGTTACTGGGCGCTCTAATACTGGCCCGCTAGACTGCACCGATGGAACTCCTGGTCTGGTCGGCTGCACTTGTGTTCTGCTCGCTGTATCTAGCTGCGTTTGCCGGTCGGTGACTCCAGATGTTCTGGCAGCTTCTGTTTCTGGCTGGACTCGGACTGTGGACACTTCTCGTGTTCCTGACCGCTCGCTATCTCTAGCACTACGCCTCTTCCGAAAATCGAGCAGCAACTCGAACGCCACGAAGAACACCACAGGCGCACTACCGGCCAGCCAGATAGGGTTGTCGTGTTTGACAGCATCAGCGATGTTCGCACCTAAGGACAGCAACACCCCCGATACCAAAGCACCCCACCCGAGCCAACTTGTGTTCTCCTGTGCGCGTTTACGTTCCAACAGCACCATCGAAGCAGCGACCATGAGACCGTCGTACATCGCCGGGAACAACCAGCTACGCCACGCCTCACCAGACTGGTCCGCTATCTGCTGAACGTGAAAGTAGCTCACCAGCGCGGCAATGAACGCCACAACTACGACAGCTATCACCGTCGTCACTCGCGTAGCCGTTGTCTGCGCCGGTGCCGTACTCATTACTTGCTCTCCTCTCGATTTTCCCATCTAGTTCTCGAATTACCACCCCAGAAAGCACGCGCACCCCAACTAGCCCGACCAGTCGGCTTACCCGTCCACATCCCTACTTTCTCTCCTCTCGCGATAGCACTCATCGTCTCGTCATCTTGAAACGGCGCACTGGCGATCGTTCGGGACATCTGCCAACCGACGCCCACTACTTCTCCTCTTGCTTCTGCTCTTCTCGCCGCTGGCGATCCTTAGCCCATCGCTCCCACAAATCGTAACGATCACTACCTGTCTTCACGTTCGCCACCTCTTGATCATCACTCAATTAGCGTTATCTACATCACTGGCTTATACGGCGCTCTCTCGACTCAAATCGTCCCCCGAAAGTGAAATACCAAGAAAATGGCTGCTTAATACTAGAGCAACGAGAGCATAGCCCACGAACAGTGGAAGACGAATTTCCACAGCATTTACAAATGTTATTCACTTGCATTCCTCGCGTAAATTGCTTGGCACTTGCTGCAGTCACATTTCACTGTGCTGGGATACTGCATCGGCCGCGGCGTTCGCTGCTGACTCTGTACTCGCCTCACGCTGTCTGTTCCGTAGCTCACCGTCCACTCCAAGTACGTCGGCCATCCTCCGCGCCATCGTTAAGACGCGTACACGTCCACTCCGTAGGCTCTTCCCCGTGCACACGACGATGCTTATTTGCGCATGCTTGAGTCACTTCTATTGCATCAGGACCTGAAGCCTCCTCATAAATGCCTAATCCTCGACGCCCTCGTATCGTCACCTGGTACCTGTTACTCATCGCCCACACCTCTGCACATCTTTGTCGAAGTATTCCGCATGATCTCCACACAGCGGAACGTCATAAATCACTGACCCGCTTTCTATAGGCCGCGTAACGATAGCCAGCTCCAGACAACGACTCATGCCTTCCCATCGATGAGCGCATTGCCCGTTGACTAACGACACCATCAGTTCCTACTTCCTGGCCGCCACCGACAACCCGGCACTGCGTCTACCTGAGTATCATTACGATCTAAGTGATCTTTGGACACAGGGCCTTCAGTCACCGCACGGTCATTACATTCGTCCCTTGGCTTATCCCAATCTCGTGTGCCCCTCACGACTGCCACCTCTTCTGTTGTCCCCGCCAAAAACTCATCGGCTTACCCTGGCATTCACTGTCATCCGGTACCTCGACACCCGCACGTTCCCAGTAACGAGCGTCTTTCATGCACCACTCAGCATCCGACATCCCTGGCGTCTGTTGTGGGTGACCTTCTGCAATATCTCCTAGCGACTTTCCAATAGCGCTTGTGTCAGGCGCATCTGTCGGCGTTGCTTTAGCATCACCATGCGTTCCCGCATAGCCAATAGCACCAACTGCGAAGACACCAGCAGCCCACGCACGCATACTCATTACTGCCCCCAGCGAGAATAACGTGCAGCATTCTTTTCAGCCGATCTGGCATGGTCGTGCCACATGCTCGCATTATCAGGATCTTCTCTTGCTTGATTACGCGCCCAAGTTGCATGGAACTTCTCCACTACCGACTTAGGATCAAACCATGGGTGAGCAATACTCATGTTGGTCTTCCTTCCTCTGGCAGTCTCGGGGGCAATAGTGCACTAGGTGGTCGGTTCTCTCGCTGCATCAGGTCACGAGCCTTCGCTAGTTTCTTCATCAGTTCTCGCGTTGCCGGGCTGTCTCTCACTCCTGCCTCCCTTGCCAGCGAGCGTCCAACTCGTCATCTGGTCGTGGTGTAAGTCCCTCTTCGAGATAGAGCTTCAGCCACCGATCAGCCGTACGCTGCACAACGCCAGTTCTATAGATCTGACGCCAAGACATACCGGCTTCACGTAAGGCCAGTACGAGCACACCACCGCGCTGAACATCGGCATGCAGTGCGCGATGGGCTTTGTTATGCCGCTCAGCGATGATGCCGAGCGCGTGTGTCATCAACTCAGGCGTCGGATCTTCCGTCCCCGACCAGTCAGGCACCAGCTCCGCAAGTACCTGCTGTAGTTGTGCATGTTGTTCCGGCGTCATGGCAACTACTATAGCGGGCCGCCTAGCGCAGCGCTACCCCGGTATGCCATCCTGAGGGGTTGACCTTGATCAGACGTGCTAACCTACGGTCGCCGCGCCTGCAGACGTCCTACCCAAGGTCACTTTCAACTCTGCAGGCCGGCCCTGTAAGCAGCAAACGACCCCCGACCGTTGAGCTAGATCGAGGGTCGCTAAGCTGGCTATTTGTTATCGAGACTGCAGCTCACCTAATTTCAACAGAGCATCCAGCGCCGCATCACATCGGCGACTGTAGACATGACACTTACTAGCAAACTTACGTGGTTCCCGTGGCTTGCCCTCCTGCTTGGCGACATCAGACAAAGCGTCTCGTGCATCCCCTAAAACATCGATCAAATCTCGATACAAGTCAATCTTGTCAGAATGCTTTGCACCGCACAAGCCTAGTTTATTCTTATTCCACTGAGCATCGTGATCGCAACTATGTACTGGCTGGTCACCACCCAATCGGCGAGCGTCAGCCTCCAGATCATCAGCCGACCGACGATAGGCATCGACCAGCGTCCACAACACCTGCAAGTTATCCACTTTCCCTCCGCATCCTCATCATGGGTGGGTCGTCCATGGCATCAGCTACTGCACGAAGCTGAGCTGAGGTATACCGGCCCATCAAGTACGTATTACACGCGCGGCATGCGAGCATTCGGACACATTTTCCACAAGACGTCGGACCTG